ACGTCCTGGATGTCATCGCCCAGCTCGAAGTGGATGAACCCGCACGGGGACACCTCGATGACCTGCCCCCACTCCCCCGTGGGGTAGTGGAAGAACGGGATCGGCAAGGACGCCCGCTTCGGGCGCTTGTCCTGCTTGGTCTTGCCAGGCAGAGCCTTCGCCTTGTCCCGCTGCTTCTGGCTCCGCTCCGCGATGGTCTTGGCACCACCACCGGGACGACGCTCGAACCGCTCGGGCTTGTCGTCACGACGCTCGCGGTCGCTCTTGTACCTGCCGTTGCTGCGTAGCCGCTTGTGACGACGCTTCTGCCGCATCTTCGCTGGACCGCGCTTCCGCATGTACCGCTTGTGGAAGTACATGTAGGCCCGGCCCTTCTGCTTCCGCTGCCGCTTGGCACCGGGATAGGCCGGGGGATACATCCCCGCCAGGCGGACAGCAGCCGCCGCAAGAGCTGGGTCCATCTCGTCCAGGAAGTCCTCATCCCACTCGCCGTCAGCCGTCATCCCCGGACGACGGTTCGGGGTGATCAGCGAGTCGGTGATGTCCGGCGTCGGGTGGGTCGCCCCACCGTCGTACTGGCCGCCGGGCTTGCCCTTGGTCCGGGCCTTGTCCTCGTGGATGTTCCCGCTGGAGTCGCTGCCGGACTCCCCAGGCGTGTTGAGGACGGTCGGCCCCTTGGTGGGCTTGCTGCGAGACCATGGCGGGGAAGGGAGCCCCTGCGTCGGGTACTTGCCGCTCGATGAGTCGCCCGTGTCCGACTTCGTCGGAGCGGGGGTCTTCACGAACGTCCGGTAGCCACTCAGGTCTTCATCAGACCGGGCGTGCTTGGGGTGATCCCCGCAGGTGCCGCCCCTGGGGTCGGGCTGACCATCCCAGTACGTCGTGATGATGATGGCCGTGCCACGCTCGTTCTTGAAGACGACCTTGAGCCCACCGAGCTGCTTGTCGATCCACTCGATGGCCTCACCATAGTTGGTGTTCCGCTCGAAGCTCGACCACCCCGGCGACTGCTGGCTCTTCCAGTCGTTGAGCTGCTTGCTCAGGTGCTTCAGTGCGAGCCGAAGGTCTACGACCGTGACACCCCGCTGGTCCATGCGGTACTGGGCATGGGGGGAGATCTTCATCGAGCGGAACATGCCGCTGCCCCGCTCAGTCTCCAGGGTGTAGACCTTGGCGGCTTCGGGGTTGGTCAACTTCTGGCCGTGCTCGACCTTCTCGGCCAGATCCTCACGCAGAGCCGGGCTCCGTACCCGGTCCTCGATGCGCTCCACCACCAGGCAGGGACCTGGCTTGTCCCACATCCCTAGTGACGGATTGAGGTCGGCCCTCTTCCCCATCGTCAGTCTCCTCGGAGCTGAGCCAACAGGTACCGCACGGTCAGTCGATCCATCGCACGGGCCTCGCGGGAGCCGTAGCGGAGGCCACCACCACCGAAGGCAGGCGTGACGGCCTCCTCGACCTGATTCTTGTCGTGCAGCGGGAGCCGGGCCTCCAGGAACGACTCGCCCATCTTGGCGAGCGCGAGGGAGGTCCGGTCGAGGTCCAGCTCCAGACGCTCCAGCCGACGCGGGGCACCCTGGATGAGGTCGCCTGCGATCTGATGGAGGTGCTCACCGTGGTCGGACTGCTCGACGAGCTTGATGGCCCGGTTGACCAGGTGCTTGAGCCGATGGGCCTCAACACGAGCTGACACCACTCCCTGAGTGATGAGAGCCCATGCTGCTTGGCTGCTCGCGGTCTTGTGGGGCACGAGAGTCCTCCAGGCAGGCCGGATGCCTCCTACCTGTCGGCCCCCATAGGGAGACTAGCGAACGGCAGTCAGACCCCGGCCAGCTTGTTGCGGATCTGCTCCGCGACCTTCTCGGACTCCTTGGCGCAGATGGCGTCGATGGCCTCGGGCCAGTCACCGTAGAAGTCCACGGCTTCCTGCACTCGCTTCTGCCAGTTGCGGCGGATGTTCCAGCCGTCCAGCACCTCGGCGATCTCCTGGTCCTCGGTCAGCACCGGGGGCTTGCGGTTGACCTGCCCGGCCACCGCTGCACCGGGCAGCAGGTCGGCCAGGTCGTCGCCGGAGATGGCCTCGTCCACGTCGCCGGTCGCACCCCCCTGACGGATCTCGTCGATGCCGACGTTGCCCTCGCGCGGTACCTGCGTGGTCTGGCGAGCACGCACGGCCTGGGGCTCATGCGTGTGCATCGGGTCCTCGATGACCTGAGCACCCGGACGGGCCATGGCGACCGGCTTGCCGACCTGGACGGGCTGCTTGCCCGCGACCTTGGTGACGTTGGTGCCCTCCTTGATCTCGCCCGCGATGCCCTCGCTGCCGACCACGGCTCCATCAGAGAACTTGTACTCGCCCACGACCTTGCCGCCGCTGTCGTCCTCGATGAGGGCGTACTTCCCGCCCTTGCCGACCCTGCGGCCACCGGAGTCCGGGGCGTCGTGACGCTCCCCGCCCATCTCTGCCCGCGTCTTGCGGGGGTCACGAGCCTCCAGCTCAGCGGTCTTACGGGCGATGTTCGCCTGGTTGATGGCGTTGGCACGAGCGACGCTGGCCTGCTCTGCGGGGTTGGCCTGCGCCTGCTGACCGGAGCTGTGAACCGGCCGGGCCGTCATGTAGGTCTGCTCGGCGTGCTCCATCAGGGCCGCCTCGACCTCCGGGTCCACGTCGTCAGCGTTCTGCGGGGGCGGGGCATCCGGGTTCGAGTCGGACGCCTGGGAGATGCCGATGCTCGTCTTGCGGTCGCGTCGCTGCTGACGCAGGGCCTCCAGCCGATCCGTGTTGCCAGCCGCAGCCGCCTCGCGGATCTGCTTCTGCTCCGTCATCGTCCCGACGACCGCCTCCTCCTCGGAGGCCTCGTCCATCGTGAACTTGTCGCCGCGCTCGCGGGCCTCGGGGGTCGCGTGACTGACCTCCACCCCGGCGGGCTTGCTCTTGTAGGTCGTCGTCTGGTCGGCCACAGGCACGAACCAGTCGCCGAGCAAGCCCTGGAGCTGCGGGACGCCGTACTCCATCCCGCTGTAGCGGACCGTGGCACCGTCGTAGTCGAACTCGTCGTTCGCCAGGATGTCGGTCTCGTACCTGCCGAGGTGGATCTTGTTCGTTGCCCGGTAGGACCGGAACTCGCCACGCTTGAAAGCTGCTGCACCCATCGACGTTCCTCCGTCAGGAAGTGAGGCCCCGTGAACGGGGGGTAGAAGTTCAGCACCCTACCCACACGAGGCCCTGATCATCCCGAGGTTGAAATTGCTCTACCCGCACTGGCAGCGTTGGCCACCAAAGATGCGGCAATCAGATCTCGAAGCACCGGCAGGTAGGCCTTGCGAACCGGCACCCGCTCCACGATCACGGCGCGGTCTTCCGTGGCTGAGTACACCAGGAACTCCAGCAGGCAGGTGCTACCGCTCTCCTGGACTCTGAAGGCGTTGGTGAACACTCCGAAGGCCCTCGAAGGGTCAACCACGACCTCACTGGCGACATGATGTAGTCCGGCCATGGTGACCTGTACCCGCGAACGGAACCTGTTCGCGCACGCTCCAGATACCCGGTGGGCTCGACCCACGAACCCCACGGGTAGCGTCTGACATGAGCCATCCCCATCGAGGCAGCCCGATGAAGAAGTACGTCGTCGCCTTCCTGTTCGACATGACCCGCACCCGTGTCGCCCTCGTGCAGAAGAACAAGCCCGACTGGCAGAGGGGCCTGTGGAACGGCATCGGTGGCAAGCTGGAGGAAGGGGAGGACTGGCTCGACTGCGTGAGCAGGGAGTTCCGGGAGGAGGCGGGCGTGGACCTGCCCCCGGACACGTGGGAGCACACCGTCACGCTGCACAACCAGTGGTTCGAGTGCCGGTTCTACCGGGGCTTCTCAGACGCCGTGATCGACGTGCGGACGATGGAGACGGAGAAGATCGCGGTGTTCCCGACCATCATGGTCCCGAAGCTGGCGACCATCCCGAACCTCTCGTGGCTCGTGCCCTTGCAGCTCGATGCCGGGCTCCACTTCCCCATCGCCCCCATCATGGACGGCTGAGGCAGGAGCCCCAAACGACGAAGCCCACCGGCCCCGAAGGACTACGGCAGGCTCGTTGTTGATCGTTTGCGCCTTCGGTTTCCCGCTCGCGCTTCCGGTCTCCCTCCCACCCTTGCTCGCTTTCGCGTCTGGGGGTAGCCCGCTTCCGTCCCCCGCTCTCACGGGGTTCTTCTGCGAGTCGAGTCAGATGAAGGTGATGGTCCCTTCTTCTCGACGTGGGTTCGGGTCGGCTTGTTTCATCCGCCCAGGAATTGGCTCTGTCGCCTCTCCCCTGACACCCCGACAGAGGGTGTCCCATCGTTGAGGTCGGTAGCTCACCGGCCCCTACTCTGACTCTCGCTCCTGGGTGCTTGCCCGCTCGCTGCTGTCAGAGGTTCCGCAAGGTTTCCCCGTTGGAACAACGACCGGAGTGACTGCTCCGGCCTTCCCTCATGGCGGGGTGGGCGGTGTCTGCCGCCTATCCTCTCCCGAGGGGCCTCCAGGGTCTCCCCTGTCAGCGAGGCGAGTTGTACTCGACCCCCCCTCGGGGGTCAAGCGGCGGATTCACTTTTCTCGATCTTTCCTGCGGGGCGGACCTACTCGCAGTTGTCAGGGGCTTCCGTGCCGTTCGCCACGCCGGAACAGTTCTCGTCGCCGGACCCCGGTTCGCAGATCTCGTCGGCGTCGGGGTTGTACTCCGGGCTGGTGTCGTCGCAGTCGCACCCCACCGTGCCCTCGCCGTCCTGGCAGGCGTCCCAGCAGTCCCCGTCCTGGTCGAGAGAATCCGGCACGCACTCAGGCTCGGTGGTGTCATCGTCGTCCGCAGGGACGTAGGCCTAGTCGTCGTCGTCCCAGTAGACGACCATCTGGCCGTCGTCGCTCATGGTGTCCAGCAGGATGCCGCTGGTGGGGTAGCAGCCCGCCATGAGCAGGGTGATGAGGGCAAGGATGAGTAGTCGTGCGGTCGTCATGGTCGCTTTCTCCTGAGAGGGCTTCTCGCTCTCTGCCTCTACTACTGACGAGATCCGGGTTCTGAGCCCCGAATCGATCTTTTGTTCATGGGCTCAGAAATGACTGGCTGGCAGTAGTTGATATGCAGGCGGGACACATCACCCCGCCACCGAGACGGCGCTGAAGCCGCGAAGGAGTCTGGATGGAGCTGAACTGACTGCTGACACGATTCCGTCTCATGCGAGGCCGCTGGGTGCGAACCACCTGGCGGCCTTGCTGCGTCTGGCCCAAACGACTCGACCCCCGGAAGCCGAAGCCGCCGGGGGTCGAGTGGATTTCGTCAGGTCACCTCCCCGGAGGGAGGGCCGTCCTACTGAGAGCACCACCCCAGAACGACAAGACCCCCGCCAGTCGCCCGGCGGGGGTCTTGAAGTAGTCAGCCAGCTTCGAGAAGCCTAGCCGCTACGCGGGGTTACCGCGTGACGGTGAGGCGAGCCAGGCCGCGCGGGTTGTACGCGCCCAGGCCGAGGTTCTCAAAGATCGAGAAGCCGATCATCCGCCGCTTCGGGTCGTCCGCCGAGAGGACCGTCAGCTCGGTGCGGACCGGAATCCGACCGAACATCTCGGGCTCGCAGCAGAGGTAGACCGTGCCGTTCGGGACCAGGCGCGACGTGACCACGTTGGCCCCGTAGATCACGCCCTGGAGGCCCGTCTTCAGCAGGGTGGCCTGCGACTCGATGTCCAGGATGTCGCGGCCGAACTTGCGGATGTCCGCGTAGTCCCGCGCGTTCATGTAGATGCGGGCGACCCGGAGGTCGTGCCGCTCGATGAGCGCGAAGGCATCGGCCAGCACCGCACCGGAGATCGGGGCGATGACGGGGATGTCGGCGTTGAGCTGACCGGGCAGGGAGTCGAAGCCCGCCGTGGCCACGGAGTCGAGGACCGCGAAGACACGCTCGTCCTCGGCCGCCTGGATCTGGGCACGGCCCAAGTCCTGCGACCGCTCGATCAGGTCGAAGCGACGCTCCTTGATCTGGGTGAGGGGGATCTCCGGGTTCGAGGCGATCTCGAACAGGGGGAAGATCACGCGCCGGGGCTTGGTGACGGCCAGGATGTTCTGGCCTTCCTCGCCCACGACGTAGGCCGTGACATCCGGGTCCTTGTCGTAGATCGGAAGCGCACCGTCCGGGAGCTGCTCGACCAGGAAGGTCTTGCGGCCCACCGCCGCGTAGTCACGGCGGGTTCGGAGGGGCTGGGTCATGGAGGCGGCGAGCTTGGCACGACCCTGGGGGGTCTTGATGTACTCGCCGATGATCTTCTGCTTGACAGCGTTGGTGACGCTCATGGCTTGTTCCTTTCAGACCTGTGGGTCAGATGCGCTGGTCGTAGACCAGGTCGCCCTGGGTTGCGTCGGGGACCATCTTCACGACGCCGATGGAGGTCGGGATCGCCAGAGAGCCGGTGGCGGTGATGACCGTGGCGGCCAGGGCGTTGAAGCCGAGGGTCATGTCCAGGGCCTCCCACGTCTGCTCCGACGTGGTGACCGCGTAGTCGGCGATGATGGCGTTGGTCAGGTAGCCGTTCCGGCTGGCGAACAGGTCCTGGCCGACGTTGTAGGCGGTCAGGGCGTTGCCCGCGTTGCCTGCGGTCAGGACCTTGTCCTCGAACAGGGTGTTCCCGAAGGAGCCCTGGCCCGAGCAGTAGGGACCCTTGCCGGAAGCCGTGCCGGGGGTGTTCTCGAAGGCGTTGCCGTTCGCGGAGTTGATGAAGACCCCGAGGATGGCGACGTTCGCCGTACCGACCGCTGCCGGTCCGCCGATGAAGTTGCTGCCGCCACCCACGTCACCGCGAGCGAAGCAGACCGAGCCGCTCAGGACGCCCGTGAGCGTCTGATCGACCTGGGCCGTGATGGTCGCCGCGACGACGACCTGGGGGGGGTTGGTCTGGGTGAACGAGTCATCCGTGAGCACGCCGATGCTGTTCGCGATTCCGAGGTTCAGAATGCGAAGGGCGCTGCTCGACTCCGTCCATCCACCGCTGGCCTGTCCAAGCAAGGGCATGAAAGCCTCCACTCCCTGTCAGGGGATTTGGTGTCTGGTGACCTCACCCAGTTACGTCGGGTTCGGTCCGGTTCGGCCACTCCAGCCCGGACGGATGGAGGAGGCCTTCGTCTATATGTGGAGGGCTATCGGATGAATAGTGAGGGTTTCGGAACGAATCCCCCCAAGCCACAAGCCCGGCCCCGGATTTCGGGGCCGGGCTTGGGATAGTTCTCAGCGGTTGCTCAGGAGAAGCTGCCGCTCACGTCGGGGTCGGACGCCCAGAGGTTGGACAGCTCCTGGACCTCGTTGCCCTTGACGCTGGCCGTCTTCGGCACGTTGCCCACGGACTTGACGCCCTTGGAAGCCGTGCGCTTCTGCGGCTTGAGCAGGGACGCCAGGCTGGCCTCCTTGTCGGAGCCCTTGTCCTCGTCGTCGTCCGCATCGTCGTCGTCGGAGCCGAAGACCTCCTGGAAGGCCGCCTTGTCCGCCGCCGTCAGCGAGGTGCCGTCGCTCAGACCCATGGGGTCGAAGCCGGTGGCGAAGAACTCGGCGTCGCCGGAAGCCTCCTTGTCGGAGCCCTCGTCGTCGTCGCCTTCGTCGTCGCCCTCGTCGTCGCCCTCATCGTCGCCCTCGTCGTCGCCCTCGTCGTCGCCCTCGTCGTCGTCGTCGTCGGACTTCTTGGCGGCCTTCTTGCCCCCGACGATCTCGTCGTCGGCGTCCTCGTCGTCATCCGACTTCTTGGCCTTCTTGCCCGCCATCACGTCGCCGCAGCCCATGACCTCATCCTCGGGGGCCTCGTCGAACTGCATGGCCGAGAGCATCTCCAGCTCATCGTCGTCGAAGTCGGCTTCGTGCCCGAACGCGAGCTTGCCCGCCTCCTTGCCCTCGTCGTCGTCCTCGTCCTCGTCGTCCGAGGCCTCCTTGTCGGAGCCCTTGTCCTTCTTGGCCTCGCAGTTGTCCCGCATCCCGCCCTCGGGGAGCTTCTCGCAGCCCGCCTGGACCTCGTGCCGGGCGATGATGCCGTCGCCGTCCGTGTCGAGGCTGGCGAACATGGAGCGGGGGCCGCCCCAGTCCTCGGCGGTCACGAAGCCGTCGCCGTCGTCGTCGTAGGCGTCGAACATGGCGAGGAAGGGAGCGGAACGGGCCTCCTTGTTGGCGGCCTCCTCTTCCTTCTTCTCCTGGTCCTCGGACTTGCCCTTGGCACCGAGGGTCTCGCCGTCCGGGTCGTTCTGGTCGGCTGCTGCACGCATGGCGAACAGCTCCTCCTCCATCGCCTTCAGACGGGCCTCCATGGGGTCCATGCCCATGTCGTCGAGGAGCATGTCTTCCTCGACCGTATCGTCCTCGGGGAACATGCCCATCAGCTCGTCTTCCATGCCGAGGAAGTCGCCGCCGAGACGCCCGATGCTGGCGTCGAGGGCACCGTCGTCCATCGACATGTAGCCGAAGGCCTGGTCCTCGATGGCGTCCCAGTTCGCCTTCTTGCCGAGGGTCGCCTTGGCGAGCACCAGAGCCTTGGCGGACTTGCGGCGGACCAGCTCCATGAGGGAGGCATTGCGGCCGACCTGACCCTGGTGGGCCGGGTGGTCCTGGTCTTCCACGCCGACGCCGGGCAGAGCGGGCGGGCCGCTGTCGCCGTAGGGGCCGGGGTGGACATCCTCAGCGAACTCCGAGGGGCCGCCGATGATGTAGTCGTCCTTGCCCGGGTCATCCTGGGTGTGGGCGGGGTGGTCCTGATCCTCGACTCCGTAGCCGGGGATCGCGGGGGGGGCAGACGCACCTCGGTCGAGGGCGGCCCACGTCATGCGCTGACGCTTGCTCATCGCTGTTCTCCTTCAGAGGGGCGACTGCCAGGTGTGTGGATGGACCCGCCGCGAGCCTGGCCTCGCGATAGGATGAGCTTGCCGAGCCTGAGAAGTACCTTTGCCTCGGCAGAAGTGGGCTTGCGGCCGAGAGCCGCTTGGCAAGCCCGGACGTACTGGTTCAGCGACGAATAGCCACTGGTCGAACCGAGCCGCAGAGCAGCCCGGTACAGGGGCACGGGGATTTCCACCCCGTACTCCATGTTCAGCAACGCGACCTTGTTCATCAGGTCAGCGTCATTTGAAGCGGTACGGCAGAGAATGGAGACGGCTCCACCGTATGCGGCCTTGCGGCCTGCATCGGGAACCATCTCATCCATCATCAGCCGGGACTGCTTCACGATACTGTCGTTGGGAGCCGTGGACTCGCCGAGCGAGTCGTCCAGAGCCTCCCCGTCCATGTCCTTCTTGAGCTTCTTACGCACCCGGTCCTTCAGATGCTTCGCCAGCTCGTCTTCGAGGTCGTCGAAGGGACCAGATGGCTTCTCCGGGGCGGCCGGGGCATCACCCTCACCCTCGCCGTCACCCTCGTCCTCGTCACCCCACCCGGCCATGAAGGCATCGGGACCGAACGCCATCGAGGCAGCCTTCTGGCGGGTCGCCTTCGACCACTCTGCCGGAGGCTGGGCAAGAATCGCGGCGGCTCTCTTTGCCAGTGCCGGAGTCACCTCGATGACGTTCCGAAGGACCGCGCCCGTGAACGCGGGGGTGCCGACCCAGGAGGCCTCGATGAAGTGGACCCCGCCGGTCGGGTCGATGGACTCGTGCCCACACAGCTCCGCGACCCGGTGCTGACGGCCCTGCTCATCGAAGAAGGTGTTGCCCTTCTCGTACTTGATGTGGGGGCACATCTCCGTCTCGTCGGCGGCCCAGTGACCACACTTCGTACAGATCGTGCCATCGACGGTGCAGCCCATCGACAAGGTGCTCATCTTGCCGGACTCGATGGCAGTCACCAGGTCGGTGTGCTTGCGGTCCGTGGCGATGAGGATGTCCACGTACACCGAGCCGCCCACGTCGCGGGCAACCGCGTCGATGATGCGGCCCTTGCTCAGCTCCTCGACCTGAACGTGCTCGACGAAGTTGTGCCCGCCGATGAACGTCGCGTAGCTCTTGGCGAGTACCGCCCGGCTCCAGCAGTCGAGGTTGTTGTTGATGAACTTGTCGGCCCCGAGCTTGACCCGGAAATTGGCGAACTTCCGGTTGACCCTGAAGCCACCCTCCATCACGGAGCCGGTCTTGACCCCGGATGGCTCATCGACATCCACCGACGCCACGATGGTCGCGTGGGTGAGCAGGTAGTCCTTCGGGTCGAACGACTTGCCGAGGATCTCGCTGGCCCGGGTGACCAGGTTCTCGCTGACCTCAGCCGTCGCCTTGGCGGCCTGACGTACCTTCGACCAGCCCCGGCCAGAGACCTTGGGCTCCACGATGGTCGCCTTGGCGAACTTCATCATGGGCATCAGGACACCCTGACCTTCTGGCCGTCCAGTTCGACGCTGGCGATGTGGTCAGCCCCATCACCATCGAACCCGAACGCCTTGCGGTACTCGGAGTCGTCCGGGTCCACGACCACCTCGAAGCTGTGGCCGACGCTGCCGATGTCACCGATGTAGGCCATCATCTGCGACATCGAGTCGGCACCGTCACCACGGCGGCTGAACTTCACCGTGAGGGTGGCGGGGGCGTCGTCTGCGGCCTGCTTGACCCGCTGGACCTGCTGGACCTCATCGAAGCCCTGATCCGTCGTGCCGTCCCACTCGGCCTCGATCCCGGCCTCGTCCACTTCCTCTTCGACGTAGTCCGGGTCACCGAGGATGTCCTGACGCTTGATCAGGAACAAGCAGGACGGGCAGCCCAGCAGCCGGTGGCTCTGGCCATCCTGACGCTTGTAGTTGGCGGGACGGAGGTAGTTGGCCTCTTCCCCCTCGCCGTGGCACTTCTTGGGGCAGGCGTACTTGCCGCCGTCCACTTCGGCCTTGGTCGCCCGGTAGTGGCGATTCTTGCTGGCCCAGTAGAGAGCCGACTTCACGTAGGCGTGTGCCACCCGGTTGAGAGTCCGAGCAGCCGTCCGAGCATGTGGCCCACCGGGCACCCCGACTGACCCAGCCCCGCCGGGGACAGTCGCGTGCTCGGCATTCGGCGGGATGATCGAGATGTCGGTCACCCGCTGCACTTCCTCAACCGGGTAGCGCCCGGAACCCCACGGGAAGTCGATGTCCACCTGACCGATAGCGGGCCAGACAGCCACCACGCTACCAGCCTGCGACTCGTCGGTCGCACCCCCGGCGAGGGGGTACGCCAAATCACCGACAGAGAACTCTGAAGCCCTCTGCTGGTAATCGACGTAGACGGTGGCTTGGCGCTCACTCACGAAGGGAACCTCCCGGTCGTCTGCCGGTCAGGCGGACTTGGCGAGTCCGGCGAAGATGTCGGTCATGCGACCCAGCTTCTCGGCGGCGATGACGGGCACATCACCCGCGAGGTGCGGGAGGACGTGCCCGGCGGCACGGGTAAGCGCGGCAACCCGCTCCTCGGACTCGCTGCCTTCCAGCACGCGGGTCTGGAACTGGAGCACGTCGAGACCGGCCGAGGCCAGCTTCGTGCCCAGGCCCTTGACGGCCGGGTGCTCGGACGCGGCCAGCTTGGACGCGGCGTTGTTGATGTCGAGGTACAGGCTCGCCAGCCTCTTGCCGGTCTCCAGCGACGCCTGGATGCCCGCGTGCGGGGTCTGGCGGTCGGGGGAACCCGTGGGCAGCTCACCGGCCTCCTGCTTCTCACGAAGCTCGCGGTTCTCCTGCTGGGAGAAGTGACCGGCCATGTACGGCTCGTCGGTCTCCTGCTCCTTGGGGCCGGACTTCTCCTCACCGATGATCTCGGGGTCCTCGCCGATGTGGGCACCCTCGTCGAACACGTCGTCGCCCGTGAGACCCTGCTTGCGCTGGTCTGCGAGCTTCGCGATGTCCGCACCTGCCGACTTGGCGATGTGGTCGCTCAGGAGGTCGCACTGCATGGCGAACTTCTTGGCGATCTCCGGCTTGATGCCGAACGCCGCTGCGCCCTTGGTGATGAGGTCCGCTGCCTTGTCCAGGGTGTCGCCCGCGTTGCGAGCTGCCTGCTTCGAGAGCTTGCTGGCCATGATTTCTGTACTCCGGTGTCCGTTTCGGGGGGTGGACAGCACAGGGCGCACGATGGCCCTCGCTAATACCTTCCCGGTATAGGGGAACTATCAAAAAAACCTGCTCGGACGGTTTCTAAGCCGCCGCTCCCTCTCCTGTGTCCCCGAGAACCGCTTTCTCCAGCACGGCAAACTCTTCGGGGGTCATTTTCTGGATTCTTTTCTTCTCGTCAGGGTCCGTCACATTCTCGATCCAGGCCTGGACGCGCTCTGCAAAGGGCTTCTCTGGCCGGATGGTCTTGTCGTCCAGCAGCTTGATGTCGCCACCGTTGTTGATGGCCCGGACGACGGCTACGGAGATGTCCTGCGGGTCGGGCTCGACATCGGAATCGTCCAGGACCTTCCCCGCCCCGGCGATCTGGGCTCGAACCAACATGTCCTCACCATCGAGGAGACAGGCAGCGACATCCTCACCGGATGCCATGCAGTCGGCCATGAACGAATTGATGGCGGGCGTCACCTCGTCTGCGATCACCGCGTCGGCCTTCTCGCGAGCAGCCTTGATGGCGTCGGCCTGCGTCTTGGGGTCGGCCTTGGTGTCCGTGATGGCCGCAGCCACCCCCTGCACCGTGGTCATGCTGTTGACGGCCATGTCGCGCATCATCGACCGCAGGAACTCCTGCACGTCGGGGGCAAGGGTTCGCTTGCCCTCCTTCAGGGACCTGCCGAGGGCTTCCCACGGTGTCCCCTCGGACATCTCGATGAGCATGTCGTCGTCCATGGTGCCCATCGCGTCACGGACAGCCGCACGACCCTCTGCCTGGTAGACCTTGGTGCTGTCGTCCATGAACAGGATGCCCGCGTTGCCCTGCTGGACCATGTGCCGGAGCAGCACCTCCCCCTTCGGGCTGAGAGGCTTCCGCAGGAGGTCACCGTTCGACCCCTGCACGTTGAACGTCTCCTCGTTCATGATGAACGCGGCCTGGATGCCGTCGATGATGGAGTTCAGCTCGGCAGCCTGTGGGCTCTCCGGGTCCAGCTCTGCGAGCTGCTCGACGGCCAGTTGCGCGGCCTTGGCCCGCTGCTCTGGGGACGCCCGCCGGAACTGCTTCATCGAGGCCAGTGCGCGATCCTTGCGGGCGTCACTGTCCAGGGGCTCCGACGACAAGGGCTTACCGCCGACCATGCTGGGGTTGAGCAGGACCGCATCGTTCACCTTGGCCTGCACGATGGCCGCCGCGACCGCCATCGTGTCGCTGGTGTCCAGACCCTTGAACGGGTCCTTGGCCCCCTCCCGCATCATCTCGTTGGTGATGCCGTGCTCAAGCAACTGCTCACGCATGGCCTTCAAGTCATCGGTGTACGCCGTGAACAGCTCTGGGTCCTTGGCCATCCCCTTCAGGAGAGCGGCTTCGGCCTTGGGCAGCTTGAGGTCGCCCAGGAGCTTTGCCACCTCCCCCTGGAACTGCTTCTGCTCGCTCTTGGGCTTCGCCGCAGGGGCCTCCGGGGACTTCTCATCCTCCGGTGGCTCATCCTCCGGTGGCTCGTCCTCTGGGGCCTCGTCCTCTGGAGCGGCATCGTCCGTGGGAGCCTCATCCTCTGGGGCTGCATCCGGGGCCTCCTCGTCGAGGGACTTCCCCTTGGCGTAGGCGTTGGCCTTCTCCTCGGCACCTTCCCCGTCCCCGAAGGGGTGCATGACCCCATCCGGGTTGATGGCCATCCACTTGCCGTCCTCCGTCTTCCACGGTGGTCCGCCCGGCTTGTGCTCCGGCTCTTCCTTCTTGGGCGGGGCCTTGAGCTTCGGGGGTGACGGTGGCTTCGGGGTCGGGGGCTTGTAGTGCTTGCGCTGGTCCTTCGGCTTCTTTGCCATCAGCACACGGACGTACCGCTCGGCCACCCGGCGAGCTGGTCCCGATGCTGCGATCTTCTTGTAGTTGAGGCTCAAGTCCTTCTGGCCGTCTGACCCCATGCCCTCCATGTCGCCGTCATCGACGTTCATGCGGTCCCGGCGTAGGTCGTTGCGCGGGGGCTTCTTGCTGGGGTTCCGACGCTGGAGCCGCTCGACCTCGGCCTCCTCCTTCTGCCCATCGGTCTTCGTGGCCCGGTGGAGGTTCTTCGTGGGCATCTTCCACTGGTTGCGGAGCCCACCGATCCCTGCCCGCTCGTTCTGCACGCGAGACGGCTTCATGGAATCGACCGCCATGCTGAACCACTGGTTGTTCAACCGGAAGACGTAGCCCAGGGCACCACCACCCACGGAATCCGCTGGGTCCTTGTGGTCCGGGGGAACCTCGGACTGGCCCCAGTCGAAGACCGCGATGGCCTCGTCGGCTCGCTCGATGAACTTCTTGAGAGCACCCCGGAACGTCGCCCGGCGGGTCATCCATGCAGCAGCCCGGTAGAGCTTCGCTTTCGCCTGGAGCTGGCTCGACAACCCGATCTTGCCGTCATCAGCCTCGGAGAGGTAGCCCGCTGCCTGAAGCTCCGTCACGGCATCGGGGGCCACCGTGTAGCCTCGCCAGGTGAACGTGCCGTCCTTGGCGACCAGGATGTGCTCAGCCCCCCCAGCGGCCCGGTTCATGTCGTTGATGAGCGCCCACTCGTAGCTGGTCAGGCTGGAGATCAACCCGTCGAAGCCTTCCAGGGCGATCTGAGGGGCATCGCCTTCGTAGCCCTTCTCGTTCGGCCAGGCGTTGTTGATGTGGATGATGGCCGTGCGACTCATGCCCCGGCACTCGGGACACAGATCCGATGTCTCGACCTTGGGGCCACGACACCTGCACTGCGACACCTCCCCACAGCCGGGGCAGGTGTTGATGTAGGACTGATGGGCGACCCTCTCGCCAGCCAGCCGTCGCATGTCGGCCTGGGACGCCTGCTTCTGCCCGCACTGGTCGCAGAAGGGGTGGTCCACCGGGATGTCCTCGCCGCATCGGCCACATGGCTTCGTCGGCTTCGTCCCCTTGTAGTAGAGCACCACCCAGAAGGGCTTTCGCGGGGCCGTGGACCTCATCCCAAGGTCTGACCCGACGCCGTGGTAGCTGAGCTTGCCACCCCGCCAGTTCCAGTCGTGCAGCTCGTCTTCGACCGTGACGTTGAGCTTGTTCTTGTACGGGGACTTGGGCGTGCCGCCACCGAGCCACAGGTACAGCCGGTCAGGCTTCTCAGCCACCGGGATGCCATTGGAGCGACCACCCGGCAGCTTGAGGGGCACCCATCGCTCCAGGGCCGCCCCCTGCTTCGCCAGGTTCTCCTTGACCGTGCCGTCCCGCAGGTAGTTGTCCTCGATGCCCGGCACGAGGTACTGGCTCCGCAGAGTGGCTGCCTCGTGGCCCACCTCTTCGGCGGCCTCCGCGACGGCCTGCTCGAACTCCTTCTTGAGCTTCGTCTTCCGCTCCTTGTCGTCGGAGGGGAGTTTCCCGCCCTTGCCCCGGATGGCCTTCAACCGGGTCTGGACCTCGCGGTTGGCGTGGAGCCCCCGGATGTCCTTCGCCGTGATGCCATGGGGCTTCAGGTACTCGTTGACGGCTCCGGCATCGACCCTGCCGCCCTCGTAGGAGAACAGGGTGTCGCCCTTGCCCTTGTCCTTGACGGCCTCCTTGAGGGCAGACACCAGACCCGAGTCGGTGGTGGTCTTCTTCTGGCTGACGCCGGACTTGCCGACGTAGGTGATGGTCGCCTTGCCACCGCTGAACGTGACGTGCTCAGGCGTCCAGCCGGTCACGCCGACATGCCCATCCTTGGCGGACTCGTCGTTGCCGACCCGCTCGTAGGTGTCGTTCATCAGGCCCACGGCCAGGGCACTCAACCTGGTCTTGTCGTCCTTCGACTTGAGATCCTTCGTGACCGCCGACTGGAGCTTGTGGAGGCTGCCCCGGAGCTTCTCGACCTTCTTGGCCTTCTCCCGGTTCCGGTGCTGGATCTGCCCCTCGCTGTACTCGTAGACGGTGGTGGTCCCGGTGCCCTCGGCCTTGGGGACCTCCTTCTTGCCCTTGAACTTCGCGGCCGTCTTCGGGGGGTGTCCCGTCCGCATCATGGCATCCACCCACGCGACTACCTCTGGGTCCATGCTGCTCAAGGCCAGGATACGAGCGGACACCAGCTCTGCGAACCACTCCAAGGAGTTCTCCTTGGAGTAGGCAGTCGGGAACCATGTCGTCAGGTGGTTCTCGTACCTCGCCTCGGGGGTCTTCGTCTGTTCGACAACGGCCTCGTTGTACGCCTCGTGTGCCTCCGTCTCCCACTTCTTCAATGCCGGGATGCCCTCGGCCAGCTTTGGACCCACCTGCTCCGGCCTCACCAGGTAACGGTCCGCATGAACCACATTGAAGCTGGTCCCGAGGATGCCGAGCTGCTCCTCCTCTGGCGTCGGGGCATCGAAAGCCACCACGATCTTCGTGTTACGCCCCCGGCCCTTCTTCTCACGAACCACGACCCCCCGCTCGAACTCCGGCCCCTTCCACGGTCGGTGCTTGATGGTGAACCGCTGCCCCTTGCGGAACATCTTGGCGACGTTCCCCCACAACTTCCCGATCTTGTCCAGGGCCACCTGGGCCTGGGCCACCCCATCTTGTGGGGCTATGCCAGGCTCCAGAGTCGCCGCACGGGAGGCCGTGGCATACATCTCAGCGATGCTCCGATTACGGAACCCTCCGGGGACCTGGTGGGCGTGGACGTAATGGGCCAGCTCGTGGACGAACGTGGCGAACTCCGCCTTCGTGTCGAACGCCGAGGGCACCAACTGGATGAACCCACCATTCATAGGCGAGTAGATGGACCGCCGAGACCCGAAAGGTCGAGCTGCCATCAGCACCGGGATGTTGTCAGGTAGCCGGTACTTCGCTCGTGAATAGGCCGATTCCGTCCGCTTGAGGCCGTCGAGCACGACCGGCACCATGTCCGCGTACCGGGGCAGATACCAGACGATGAAACGACCCTGCTTGATGGACTTCTGCCCCTTTGACCCAGGGGCAGCCCTCGCCGCCACCCGCACCTGGTCGGCCACGAACCGCATCGCCACCCGATCGAGGATCGCTCCCCAGATCTCCTCCTGCGGGTCAGGACCATCGAACCCACGGGGCAGAGCTGCTGTGCTCCGACCGTAGACCGGAACCTCCTGGAGCCCGGCCTGCTTCGATGCCTTGTCCTTCGCGGCCTGGTCCTTGTCGTAGCGGACCTTGAAGACCTTGACCTCCTTCTTGACCCCGCCCCCCGTGTCGCCCTTGGGCGTCTTGCGGACGATGACCGTGGGGTCGCCCTTGTCGTTCTCCCCGAAGCTCTCGATGCGACCAGGGCTGTTGAGGTACTTGCCCATCAGCAGCGGGTCACCGACATCCAGATCGAACTTCTTGGCGGCCTTGTCCTTCATCTGCATCCGAAGGAACTCGGTGTACTCCCCCGCGACCTTGCCGCCCTTGAGGTCGTCCCAAACGCGCTGTGTCAGCCGCCGGGAGTCCGTGGAGAGGGCAGGGTCGGACAGCAGGTGGCGGCGGGCGTACTCGCCCACCTGGCGGACCTGCGGCCCCTGGAGGTTGAACTCCGTCATCAGCCTCCGGGTGTCCATCGACTTGCCCGGCTGCCGGAGCACCGCGACGTACTGATGTGCAGCGTCGCTGGAGAGCCCAACCGTGATCTCCCGCACGCGGGCGAGCTGGTAGGCGTCGAGGAAGCTCAGGCTCTTGCCGCTGGGGAGCCCCATGTCCATCAGGTCGAAGATGAACTCGACCTTGGCCTCGCGGTCAGCCCAGTTGCCGAGGGCGTCCCGGAACGACTTGTCCTTCTGGGCGATCTCCTTGATCACATCCAGGAGGCCGAGCTTCTCCATCTCGATCAATGCCTTCTTGCCGGTGGGCTCCCGGAGGAAGGTGTTGATGAGCATGTTGCTCAGGTGGCCCGCCGGGATGTTCTTGATCTTCGCCTTGTTCTTGGTGATGGACCGACCGACTTCGGGGCTGATCTTGAAGCCGTACTTCACCAGGAACTTGATGGCCCTGATCATCCGGCTCGGGTCGTCGGTGAACGTCTTGTCCGGGCTGGAAGGGCACCGCATCACCCCCTCCTGGAGGTCACGCAGACCGCAGCCAGTCAGGTCGAGGATCTCGGCCTTGTCCGGCCCCTGTGCCAGGTCGTGCAGCCGCCAGAGCAGGGTGTTGAACGTGAACTCCCGGCGTCCCACGTCCTGCTCGATGGTGGACTTCTCCACGGACTCGGGGGTGTAGCCGCCCTGCCCGTAGCTCTCCGTCCGGGCGTTGGCGATCTCGATGTCCTCACCCTTGAGGTTCGCCTCACCGAGCATCCAGTCGCCGACGATGTGCAGCAGGGCGACGCCGTACTGGTTCGTGGCGATGTTGGTCCGGGTCGGGATGGCCTTGGCGACCTCCTTGGCGAACCAGTCGGAGTCCTTGCCGTTCAAGGCCACCGAGTCGATGACGATGTCCACATCCTTCACAGGCTGCTTGATGATGAAGTTGCGGACGGCCCCGCCCACGACGTAGACGTGCCTGCTGACCCCGAGCCGCTTGGACAGGTCAGACAGGAACTTCATCAGGGCCAGGGATGCCTGATTGTCCATCGCTGTGAGGGCTACGGTCACCAGCCAGTCGCTCCTACGTCCTCTGATGGGGACGGCTCATAGGCAAACGACCGTCTACCCGAACCGGCCCTCGCCCTCTTCCTTCGGCTTCTTGTACGTGAGCCCCAGGTACTCAGCGGTCTTCTCTGTGAAGTCGGAGTTCTCAGCCAGGGCGTCACCGACGCGGGAGTAGAGGCCCCGGAGGATCTCGTTGAACGTGGCGTCCAGGACGGTGCCCTGGTCGGCAAGCAGCTTCTCCCGGATGGTCACCGGGTCGAGGTTGAGGTGCTCGTAGATGGTGTCTACGTCCAGCGAGCCCTTCTGGTACAGGTTGAACAGGGCGTCGTAGGTCTCCGTGTTGTCCCGGAAGCTGAGTCGCGTGAACGACAGCTTCGGCACGATGACCTGGAGGACACCATCCTCATCCTCCTCAACGAACCCCATCCGGGCGCACATGGGCCGGAGGAACTGGTCCTCCACCAGGTCTTGCAGCATCTCCCGGTTGAGCATGAACCGGGTGTTGATCACCTCCAGGTTGATGCGGTCGCCGGAGTAGCTGGACTCGCCGGACAGCAAGCTCTCGGTCACACCGAGGCCCGCGTACATCTGGCGGTCGGTGAAGTCGAACACCCACGACCAGTCGGGGAGCCGCTGGTCCGCCCCCATCTCCTCCCAGGTGACCTGGAAGTTCGTGATGATGGAGAAGTCCGGGTCCTGAAGGGCGAGGTCAACCTGCTCGCGGAGGTCTTCGGTCTGCTCCGCGTTCATGTCCTCTGCGTAGATCAACCTGCACGGCGTCATGTGCCGCGAGGCGATGGAGGTCATGCTCTGCCGGACCTTGTCCCGGAAGATCAGGGTCCGCAGGCACCGACCGAGGATGCTCTTGCCACGGGGCTCATACTGGCTCTTCTTGCGGGCCAAGTAGTGATAGAAGCTGCCGCCGGAGGCATCGGTGCTCAGGGGGATGTTCTGCCCCTGAGCGATGGCCTCCACCACGTCCTGCGGCATCGAGTTGACGACCCGCTGTGCATGGGGGTCGCCGGACTTCGCCCGGTTGATGACCGCCTTCGTCTTCGCGTCAGGGATCAGCTCGACTAGCTTCTCATCCGTGAACGGGAAGCTCTCCATGTGGATCTGCTCGGGCGGCAGGCAGCGGATAGCTGTCCAGCCCTTGTAGTTCCGCTTCAGCCACTTGACGGAACGCTCCTTGGCGTCCGGGCGCTTCTCCTTGCGCTCGATGATCTGCCCATCTGCCGTGACCTCGCGGACGATCTCGAACTCGATGTCCTCCGGCATGTCCTCCGAGGTGTCCTCGCAGAACAGGTGGACCTCCCCTAGCAGGTTCCACTCGTGGTTGACCTCCATGAGCCGCGACAGCAGCTTGACCCGGCCAGCCCACCCCTCGCAGAACCGGAGGGACGCAGCAGCCAGCTTCTCGTTCTTCGCCTTGGGCTTGCGGAGCCGGACCTTCGACAGGGGCAGCTCGTCCAGCAGGTCGATGGCCTGACCCACGAAGGGGTCGTGGTCGTAGAAGAAACGGTAGAAGTTGCGCTTCTCGTCGTCGCTCTGTGGCAGCTCCAGGAAGTCGGTGGACAGCTCTGGCGAGTAGAAGTTGCCGCCCGCCCCCATCATGGAGCCGCCGGACGCCGGGAACGCGACCTTCGACCTCATCGCCGAGGTGATGATCTTGCCTGGCTTCCCCACCGTCACACCCTTGCGGTCCGCGATCTTGCGGACGACGGTGGTGTCGTCTGGGTCATTCGTTCTAGCCATCGGTCACCCCGTAGTTCGGTACTGCCACCTGCTGCGGGGGCTCGAAGGGAAGGACAGGCTTCGCATCATCATCGCTCTCTGCACCGGTCATGGACTCAAGGAAGCCAAGCACCTGTCGAAGCCTGTCCTGGTACTCCTGACCACGACGGGAAGGTCTGCGGACACCCCCGGCTCGCTCCCGGCTCTCCAGCCACGAGCACAAGGCCCGTGCCTCATTCCTCAAGTCAACCTGCGCCTCATCGGATGTGAGGTGGCCGATCTCGCCGAGCATCTGAAGGGCCTTGGCCAGCCGTTGCTGCTGTGCGTGAAACTGGTCGGCGTCATCGGAGGTCTTCTGACGCCTCCGGGTCGCACGGGCACACACGTCCATCCCCGCCCGCACCGCGCTGCTGGCACGGCCTAGGTGGGTATGCAGCTCTCGGTCAACAGCAGACCGGGCGAACGTGGCTCGAATGCGACCCATCTACTTCCATGGCTCCGTCTTGGTGAGGTAGCCGTTCTTGAACGCGACCTTGAGCACGGTCTTCAGCAGGTTGATGTCCTCTACCGAACCGTTGAACACGCGCTTCCACGATCCACCGGCCTTGGAGAATACCCGCGAGACTCTGTTGAACTCGCTGGGCATCGGCACGACCTTGCCGTTGAGGATCATGGCCGCCATCTTGAGGATGAAGCGGTGGTCCGCTCGGACGGGCGACTGTGGTGTCAGGGACGCCATCGGTCATCTCCCCCCACGGCCACGGTTCTGACCCCGGTTGATGCTGGATACTTGACGGTCAGGACTGGACCCACCGAGCCGGGATCGACGCCGGGCCTTGACCGCGACCTTCGCCAGGTCGGTGGGGGAAGGGCCTTTGCCGTTGCGGCTGCGGTTCATCGAGCCCGCGATGTACTTCCGCTTGCCCATGTGCTGAGTCGCCTCCCACACCATGCGAACGAGGGCGTCGGAGTAGTCATCGAACTTGTCCGGGGTGTTCGGGGCCTCGACGGTGATGAGGTACTTGCTGTGGGTCTCAGCCTGAAGCTCCATCAGCTCCGCGATGTGGGGTGAGTACATCTCGCCCTGCACGTCCACGGTCTTCGGGAAGTCGAAGAGCACCAGGTTCTTCTCGTACATGAGCGTCTTGAAGTTGGCGAACACCTGACTCGTCAGGGGCTTCGTGAAGAACACGGATTTGCACTGGGTCAGGCCCTTGTTATGCAGCGCAGCCTCGAAGGGCATCCCGGCCCACTGGTCGAACAGCCCGGACGAAATGTAGAACCGCCTCGACAGGGCGTAGAGCCAGCCAGTGATCTCATCGAACGACAGCCGCTCCAGGTGCTCGTACTCGCCCTCGCCTGCCCGGATGCGCTCGATGCAGTCGAGGATGATGTTGCCCGTGTCGTCGATGTGGCCGATAGCGACCGCGCAGTAGTCACCGTCGATGAGCCCCGCCGAGATGTCGATGCCCATGAAGTGCGGGGCTCTGACGGGGGCCTTGACAGCCGGGCGTAGCCCGGAGTCCACGCAGGCCAGCAGGGCAGCAGGGTTCAACCAGCCCTTGGTGCGGTCGGTGAACTCCGCCCCGTACTCCGTGAAGAAGCTGTCCGGGTCGGTGACGTACTCCTCTGCGAGGAACTCTGCCTCCACCGTGGGGTTCACCTCCCACGTCGGAGCCTGGATGCAGAGCATGTTCCGGGACTCCAGCCCTGCCCTCCAACCCTGCCGGAACTTGCGGTAGAAGAACCCCTGCTTGCCGAGGGGACTGGAGATCGAGAGGATGCGTCCTTCGACCTTGCCGATGGTGATGCGGCGGTCGATCTGGTCCTTCGGGGAGAAGGCAGCCAGCGACGGCTTGACGGCTCTGTAGATCTTCAGGGCGTCCGACTGGCCCACGTCGTTGAAGTGAGCCAGCTCGTCCAGGATGATGACGATGTTGCCCGCTCCACGGAGTCCCTTGGCGACGCAGGACTTGAACGAGACCTTGATGGTCGCCTTTGCCGTGGGGTCGTCCACGTAGCGACCGAACCGCTTGATGTCCTCCGGCGACTGGAACTTCGCGTAGGACATCGTGTTGTTGGCGGTGTAGGGCTTGTAGAACGCGCAGTCCGCGAAGTGCCCCGACGCCTCGTTGTAGAGCAGCCCGGCCTGGTCCTTGTCCGTGGCGACCGAGATGAGCTGGATGACGTTGGCCTTGGGGATGCCGTAGTAGGACTGCGGGTTGTCCTTGAGGATCAGCTTGTAGACCTCATAGGCGACCACGCAGGCGCACAGGAAGGTCTTGCCTGACCGACGACCGATGGAGAGCACCAGCTCCCGCCGCTGGACGCCCGGGATGACCTCCTTGATGTTCGACCGACCCTCTGCGTAGAGCTTGTGGAGGTACTCGACCTCCGTGAGCTTCTGCGGGTTCTCCCGCCGCCAGTCGGTGATGACGACATCGCGCACCGTGTCGTCGAGGGCGATGCCGTAGTGGGCCTTGAGGATGACGCGCTGGACGGGGAACAGCGAGATATTGAGCCCCCAGGAGGACTCGATGAACTCGATGATGTCTACAGCCGTCCGAGTGGTCTTGTCCTGCCTCCCGGCTTCGAGGGCAATCGCCTGGAGGCTCATGGACTACCCCCTAGATGGACTTCTTCATCCGAATCTTCGCTTCGTTCTTCCAGTCGTCGTCCACCATCGAGGAGAACTTCGCAAAGACCGTCTCGACCTGCTCTGGCCGCAGCTTCGTAGCGTTCATGGCCTCCCGGAACGTGTCCATGATGATCTTGAACAGGATGTTGAATCCAGGTGAGTCCATGTCGATGGACTTGGCCGAGAGCTGGTCCATCCGCTTGAGCCACGTGTCCGCCGTGGCCCGGAGTGCCAGAACCCGCTTCGATGAGAGGCCGGACGTGTCCTTGCCCTCGCGGGCCGCCTCTTCGCGCTCGAACTTCAGGCTGGCCGTCTCCTCACCGAGCCCGATGATGACCGCTTGCAGCAGGTCGGCTGACTCCGGGTCGGACTTCATCTGCGCGAGGATCGCATCGGAGGCCATCGCCGCCTCTTTGCGTGCCAGGAGCACAGCAACGGTGGCGTTGGCGGGGCCGACCTCGACCAGGGACTTCCGACCGGGCTTCCCCTTCATCACGATGGGGTCGCCGGTCTTGTTGAGCTGGATGACATCGGTGTCGGCCAGGTCGTCCATGGCCTTGTACTTCGTCTCGCCCTTGGCCGTCAGCACCCGCACACGAGTTGCGCTCGGCGGAACACGGGCCAGCATGTCGGCACGAAGCTGTCGGTCGGTGGTGCTCTTGCGCGACATGGTGCCTCCTTACGTCAGCAGGGGTGCGACCGGGGCAGGTGTCCCCCGGTTCATGAACCCCGGCCGGTTGAGGGCGGTGAGAGCAAAGGCGCTCGCTGCACCCCACTCGACGACCTCGGTGACGTGATCATCACCATGACCGGAGGTGCTGCCGAAGGTCACGGTATCCACACCGTCCGACACCGCAAGGTACCCGGAGAGAGCGGTGATGGCCGCCGCCAGGTTGGCCGCCAGAGCGATGTCGTTGGCCCCCACCACGAAGTCCACGGCGGGCCGCAGCTCGAAGGTGCCCACCCTGATGATGTGCGTGCCGGGGGTGACGTTGGCCTGCGTCACGACGATCTCAGCCTGTGCAGGCACGGTCGCACCTGCCATCCGGGCCACCAGCCCACTGCCGTTGCCCCGCTTGACCCACGACTGCGTGACCGTCTGCCGGGTCGGGACGGGCTGGCCCAGGGCCTTGACCGTCTGGCTCGGGTCGGTGCCGAAGGGGTGGCAAGGGACGTGCGAGGTGAACGCCGGGCCGCTGCTGAACTTGTCCGCCATCACGTCCTCCTAGAGAATCAGCCCGCCGAACAGCACCTCGCCGATGTCCTCCGTGACCGCAGGCTCGCTGAGGTCGATGTCCGACATGGGGTTGCCGAGGTTGAACTCGCCGGGGTTGAACAGGGATGCCGTGATCTCGTGGTCCGGGGCGTCCGCCGCGTGGAGCATCTGCGCCTTGAACTGAGCAGCGTTCTTGGGGAGCTTGTGCAACAGCTCCTTGCCGTACTTCGTACAAACGCCGTTGCTGTTCGCCAGCGTGCAGCCGGAGCACCGTTCCATCGCCTTGACGAAGCGGATCTGATTGGCCCGATGCTTCGGAGCCGCCTTCTCGCAGCCGCCCGTGCCGGTCTTCGAGGCGTAGGCCGCCGCGTCCACGTACAGGTGGCCGGAGATGCCTTCGTGCTCCTCCCGGAGGAGAGCGATGAGTCCTTCGGCTGCCGTCCGCAGGGGGCCAGCGAACCGAATGTGCATCATCGCCGTCAGGTCGTCACCAGCCATGCCTTCGGACATCTGCTGGCGAGCCCACCGAGCCATCGTCTTGAACTCGGCGACCCGGATGCCGCTCGTGGCCGAAGCCTCGCGCATGGCCAGCTCGTCGGCGGCCAGCTTCTTGGTCTTGGGGCCGTTGACGTGTGCCTGCTTGAAGGCGTGACCGTCGTAGTCCTTGGCCGAGGCCGACCGCTTCATGGCCACCTTGCGGGTGCCGGAGGCGTTGGCGAACGCCGTGGCGACCTTGAGCACCTGCTCCGGGGTCTCCTGTGCGACAGCCTGACGCCCCTCGTTGTGGGTCAACTGCCCGGCCTGGACCATCTTGACGACGTGGTTCTGGGCCTTGCCCATCGCGTTCGCGTTCAGCTCTGCCTGTGCCAGCTTCGCCCACGCGGCGTTCTGGCCCTCCTGCTGGTGCTCCGTCATCCGGGTACCCAGGCCGCTGTAGGTGGCCTCCTTGGGCATCTGGTTGGCCCGTGCGATGGCCTCGACCGCGTGCCGGATGGCTACCGGGTTGGCCTTCGACTGAGCGAGCTTGATGGCGTCCGCGTGCGAGATCAGCCCGGCCTGCGCTGCCTTCCGAACGGTCACCAGGACAGCCTTGCGAGCCTTGGCGGTGTCATCCCGACTGATGACCTCTCGGGCCTGCCTCGGGGCCTTCTTGGCTGCCGCCTTGGCAGCCGCGAGGGTGACCCCATCTGCCGGGCGGACATCGACCGGCTTCGTGCTGGCGACATGCTCGGCGACCTTCGGGCCAGTCAGGAACGCGAGCTGAAGGGTCTTCTTGGGGTCACCGCCGACCGAGGCCACCCGGTAGCCCGCCGCCTGAAGGTGGGGGGCGTAGTGCCGGAGAGCCTTGCGGTAGGGCACCTCGCTGACCATCTGCATGGAGAGCTTCGACGCCACAGCGGGATCATCGGTGACGACGTACCGGGCTGTCCGGGCGAACTTCTTGATCTCCTTGACCCACTTGCCGTTGCGGATGCCGGGGAAGGCAGACGCACGCACGAAGACCTTGCCCGCGACCCCGTGCTCGTTGGCGATCATCAACAGGGCCTTCGAGACGACCTTCTTGTCGAGGTTCGCCGTCAGGTAGTTGCTGATCTCCGTCATCGACTGGCCGTAGTGCGACATCCGCACGGCCTTCTTGATGTGCCAGGCCACGTCAGCCGCGTTCTTCTCGACGCCTGGCGTCGCCGGGAGCCCGCTCTCGATGGAGTCCTCGTACTTGGCGATCTCCTTGTCCCGGTTCGGCACCAGGGCCAGCCCGTCCGTGCGACGGTTGACACCCCAGGCCTCCTCCAGCTCAGGGGACGAGTTCAGGGGCGGCTTGTCCGGTCGCAGCTCCTTCGGGAGCCGCTCGGGGTCCTGCTCCTGCGTGGGGTCGAGCCACGCGAGGTCAGCGAGCGATGCCGCCAGCTTCACATCGGCAGAGAGATGCAGGGCACCCTCGTCGGGGGACAGCATCGCGGACAGGTCGAACGTGTCCTCGTCGGTGAACGAGAGCGTTTCGTAGCTGTCGTCGCCGTCACCATCGCCAGCCATGACGCCATCCGGCAGCTCCGACATCCCCGTGCTCTGGGCAGGGGTGATGGGGCCGGAGAGCCCGGACTGGTCGCCACGGTTCCGGGTGCCCTCGCCTAGGGTCTGGTCGTGGTGGAACCCGTCGAGCCCGTAGTTGGAGCCCTCGGTCCAGGTGAACTCGTCCGCAGGCATGTCGGAGCCCTCACCAGAGGGGTCCTGCACGGCCAGGATCATGTCGGCCCAGTCAGCCATCTTCTTGGTCACGAGGGCCTCCTTGCAAGCCAGCGTAGAGCGAGCCGTTCCACAGCAGCCATGCGGACGTTCCCCCGATGCTGGGACGCCATCTTCGATTCCGGTGCAGCTTCTCCATCGCCGTCCGCTTCCTCACCCTCGGCCCACTCTTCGGGGTCTTCGCGGATCTCCTCCACGTCGTCCATGATCTGCTTCACCTCACCGCGCTCGCGGGGGTTGCCACCAGAGTCATCGACATCCGGGTGCCAGTGGACCGCCTGCATCTCGTCGTACAGGGAGTCGGTCACGGCGGACAGAGCTTCGTCGCAGTTGGCGAGCTGCTTTCGGATGTCCTTGATGGGCATCACGTAGCCCTTGCCGCCGATGTTCCCGTCCGGGCTGATGCGCTGCGACCGGATCTTGGTGAACGTCGTCCGAGCCGTCTGGATGTGCCCGAGAGCCATCAGGGCAGAGCGAAGGGTGGCTGCGACGGGCTTGAGGTTCTTGGCGTCGAACTTGTAGTCGGGATCAATGTCCCGCTCGTTCGCGTTCGGTGGGTTCCAGCCCCACTCGTTGTGGTCGCCACCACGGTCCTTGATGAACCGGACCTCGCCTGCCGTCTTCAGCACAGACGACTGCGCGACACGGCCAACCAGCCGGTCGAGAGCTTCTTTCGTCTTGCGGTCGTCGGGCACGAGAGGCAGTCCTCCAGCTTCTACAGGGGGCCAGGTATAGGCTGGCTAGCGCGTGGCCATGTTCGGGTTCACGTTGAAGTCCTTCTGCATCAGAGCCCAGTCCACGGAAAAGCCCCGTCCCGTCCAGGTGACGTAGCGGTGCTGGACCAGGTAGAGCACCCGAGCCGCGATGGCTGCGGGCAGCAAGGTGAAAGTGCTGAAGCCGAATACGTTGAGCAGGGCTCCGAACGCCGACCCCGGCAGCGATGCCAGGAAGGCCGGGAAGGACAGAGCCCCCGTGATGGCATCGGCCAGGCCCTTGATGTCCCACTCGAACTCGACGACGTTCATCCACACCCAGATGTAGATGCCGACCATCACGGCCCCGCCGATGTGGGGAGCCTTCTTGCGAAGCATCTCCCCGAAGTCACCGACCTTGCTGATCGCTGAGTCGAGAGCCCGCTTGAGGGCCGGGGACTTCGACACGAGGCCACTGATCAGGTCGTTGAACGACGCGAGCTTGCCCTTCTCCAGCGTGTAGATGCGTAGCGGCCAGGAGTCGAACATCCTGGCCAGCACCTTGCGGAGGGCCTTTTTCGCGGTGGCTGCCAGCTTCTTGATGGCCCCGGGCAGGTCCGCGAGGCTCTGGACTCCGATGACCCGCTTGAACCCCTCCCACAGCCGAGGGGCCTTCTTGAACACGGCCACGAGCTGCTTGAGCATCCGCACCAGGCCGCCGAACGCGACCCGGCCTTGATGCTGCGGCAGGTAGAAGTGCTCGGCAAAGGCCGCCACCACGTCAGGGGTCAGCCCGGCGGACGCCATGCGAGTGCCTGACCCGGCACAGGCTTCGTGGGCGGCCATGCGGACCAGATAGCGGTCAGCCAGCCGGTCGATGGCGAGGCGGGCTTGCTGCATGGCTAGACCTTGAGAGGGTTGCCGTCCTCTGTGAACAACCGCTCGATGACGAACTCCCCCCCCTGCTCGGAGAAGGACCAGAGATCCTTCGTCGCCTTGTGGATGAGGTCGGTGGAGCCGGTCTTCGCCTGCTCGAAGAAGCTGGAGAGGTCGCCCATGGACGAGAAGGCCTGTCGCAGATTGCTTGCTTGCCTCTTGGTTCCCGAGACTGCCCGGAGGTGCTCTGCGGCGATGGCCCGGAACGAGCCGTCGTCCCACATGACGTGGACCTTGTCGTTGTACGCAGTCACGTCGCCGTCAGCAGAGCGCACGGTAACCACCGTCCCCTCGACGCCGATGTCCGGGATGTCGCCATAGGAGAGGACCGAACCGAGGTTGTGGGCGAACGTCACCCGCTCGCCTGCCTTGACCGGGAGCCGGAGGGCGTCTGCCTTCTTGGCCTTGTCGGTGAGGGCCTTGAGCGAGCTTGCTTCTACGCCGCCGATGGAACGGCCCTGGAGCACGTGATCGATGGCCCCGGTGTCGCCCCAGTGGATGTCATCGCCGATCTCATCACGACCTGGCAGGAAGCTCGCGGTCTTCGTGTGCGCCTGCTTCCGCACCTCTGCCGGGAGCAGCTCGCTGTCGTCCTTGAGGAAGTCGTTCAGATCCATGGGTCACCTCATGCGTCGTAGCGAGTCGCCAACCATCGAGCGGTCATCGTCTGCGCGGTCTGGAAGTTGATGGTGAACCCCGTCACCGCCTTGAGCGTCACCCACGGCGTCTCGTCGTTCACGGGCCTGCTCGGCAGCTCCAGGCTGACCTCGAAGTTGGCGTCGGTCATCGGGATGTCGAACGCGACCGCGACCGTGGCGACCGCACCCATCACCGCCGTACCCCGCTTCTTGGGGAGGTCCAGCTCAGCCGTCAGGTTCCCAGCCACGAGGGCCTGAACCAAGGTGTTCGGAGCCGTCACCGACACCGTTTCCAACAAGTTCAACGATGTGGCGATGCAACCCCGCAGAACCATTGACCTGTCGCCCGACAAGTTCGCCTGACCATCCAGGGTGCAGCCCTCGAAGAGCATGATCCCGTCGCCTGCGAGGTCCACCGTGATGGGAGTCGCCAGTGCAGTGAGGCCAGCGATGTTCCCGCAGTCGATCATCGAGTAGGAGAGCCCGCCGAGGGATGGCTGGTCTTCGGTGGTGTCGTACCGGAGGTCGATGGCCCCGATGCCGGACACGGCCACAGCGGAGAAGGTCGCCACCTCTTGAAGGAGCAGGAGACCTAGGTTCGCTGCTTCGCTCCAGTAGCCGCCGTACACCCGGATGACGTTGACTGCCGTGGCCCAGATGCTCCGGTTCCCGCCCGCCCCGTTCGCCCGGATGTCACAGTCCTTGATGAAGATGCCGCCGGAGCCCACCGTCGAGGCGGCAGCTCCGATGACACGGACGCACGCCTTGTTCGTGTGGACGTTCGAGATGATGAAGCCGCTGATGATCGTGGACAGCGGGATGGTGCCGAGCTGCGCTGAGATGATGACCGTGTGGTCGTTGCCACCAGCGTCAGGAGTCGCTTCGAGAGCTGACCGGATCTCCGGCTGCCCGATGCCGATGAGCCGGACGCCATCGCGGACGATGTTCACCGTCTCGTCGTACCGGCCCGGCATGACCAGGACGATGTAGGGATTCGTGGAGCTGGCCGCAGAGGGGACGACATCCAGAGCTGCCTGGATGGTCGTGTACTGCGCTCCGGCACCGGACTTGCCGACGATCAGGACGTTGGGGACGTTCCGCAGACCCGCGAGCTGCACCAGGGTCAGGGGGCTGGTGACCACGGTGTCCTGGAACGCCATGCCACCCGTGCCCGCATCGCGGTTGATGCGACGGGTGCCGACCGAGCCGGGCTCGATGTCGATCTGGTCAATCAGAAAGGGATCTTGGGGCATCTGCTACCTCACACGAACACGTCGTAGCCGACATCGACCGACTGCCCCGCTGGGGGCACATGGCCGAGTTCGATGGTGAACCCCGTCTTCAACTTCGTGGCCGTGGGGACATGGGCGTCGAAGAATCCCCGTGGCTCCAGCAGCACCCGGTAGTTGACCGTCGCCAGCGGAGTGGTGAACACGATGGCCTTCGACCCTGCGTCCGTGTCGGCGATGGTCATCACGCCCGAGAGGTCGCTCGTCTGGGCGGTCTTGGCCAGCACCGAGTAGCCCACGGTCACCGGAGCCGCGATGGTGCCGTAGACGGAGGCCGCCACCGCATTGAACCCGGTGATGGTCTTGCCGGTCGTCTGGAGGATGGTCCCGTCCGGGGTCGTGTAGATCACGCGGTAGTTCGTGTTGTTGAGCGTCCCGCCAGGGATGACCACAGCGACACTGGTGACGCCAGCGAAGACGATGTTGCCGCTGTCCACCTCAGATTCGAGCTGGAGCAGGGTGACCAGCTCCGTCGCCGCTGCCATGTCGTCGATGACCACCTGGGGCAGCGAGGTGCTCGTGTCCTGGATCAGGCCGAAGGGCGACCTGAGATTCCGAACGGACACGAGTCCCTGTGCATCCACCACCACGTCGAACAGGTATTCCTGCGACCCGGAGGCGGACGAGTAGGTGTGAACCGACTGCTGGCGGGTCAACGCCATCTACCGCTACCTCCTACGAGAGCTTGTTCCAGGCGGCCTCGCTCATGTCGTACTGCTCCTTGCGCTTGCCGTTCTGCTTCTTCTCGGTCGCCCGGAAGATGGTGTGCAGCGCGTCCTTGGAGAGCCCATCGGCCCACTTCTTGATGGCGTCCTGGCTGTCGATGCGCTCGCGCATCTGCGTCATGCCCTTCAGGACACCCCCGCCGATCTTGCTTCGGAGGTCGTCCAACGACTTCGGCATCCACGGCCACGTGACCACCTTGGCCAGACCCGCCGAGGCGACGGAGTTGCTCGGGGCCTTCCACGCGGCGGTACGCATGGCACGAAGCTCGGCGAGGCGACCAGCCTGACCCTCGGCGGACTTCATGTCCCACCGCTGCTTGCGGTACTTCTTGTTGTACTCGGCCCGGTTCTTCGAGCTGCCAGTGTCGGGCTTCGGGCCGCCGGGACCGCCGTTGGTGGTCGTGTAGCAGCGGTCGGCCTCATCGCCCGTCTCGTAGAAGCACTTGCCCTTCTGCTGCGGGTCCCACTTGCCCTTGTCCATGCCCTCCGACTTGTACGGAGGGCCGTAGGTCTCGTTCTTGTGCGGGCCGGGATCGTACTTCCGCCCGGCGAACATCTCGTCCAGCTCCCCCGCCATGCGGTCGTCGCCACAGCCGCAGCTCGCGTGCCGCTGGAGGAGGGGAACGAGGTACTGCCTCGACTCGGGAACCTCGGAGGCGATGCGCTGAAGGGCCTGCTTGACGGTGCTCATGTTCTTCTCCTTGCCGTCTCCGGCCTGGCGGTACTGCCTGCGAAGGCCGGGTAGCTGCTTGCTGTTGATTTCCGAGACGCCCTGGATCATGTCGATCAGGAGGGGGCCGAACTGCGGAGCCCGAATCACCGCTCGGATGGCGTGGTAGATGGCGGCTTCCCAGTCCGAGACTGCATCCTGGAGCTTGTGAATCTCCTTGGGGATGGGACCCAGATCGCCGGTCGCGGCACGAATGGAAAACGGCCACTGTCGAACCCGGATGGTGTACGTCTTCTCAGGCTCGCTACCGAGGTGGTAGCCGCCTTCCCCATCGACCCACACCGTCTTGTCAGACGAGCCCCAGACCTTCCCGCTTTGGAGCGGCGAGTAGCCCTGCGGCTTGAGGGCCTTGGTGATGGCCGCGAATACATCGCGGGAGTCCATCATGTCGGTGTCCACCTTGACGATGACATCCCGCCCACGAATGGGTCGGCCACTGTCGCGCCCGAGGGTGACCTTCAGGAATACGCCTGCTCCCCGAAGGGCACGAACGATCTGCGGTGCTGCTTCGTTGTAGTCCATGATGCCCTACCAGATCCCCGTGGTCTCGAAACCACGCTTCTCGAACCAGTTGCCGAGTGCCATCAAGCCCTCGCGGTCCTTCGACCACAGCTCGATGCCGTCAAACGAAGTCTTGATGCCCAGGTCTGCCACACGGGGGACACCCGTCATGGCCACCCGACCATCGCGGAAGGACTGGAGGAGGCCCGTCAGGTTGCGGATCTCACGAGTGCCGTAGAGGACTCGGATGCGGTGCTCGGGAAACGAGACGGCACGGAGCCACCTTGCGGCGACCCGTTTCGTCATCAGCACCCGTTTGTCCGACCCGTTCTTCGCCATGGGCATGAGCCCCCTATGCTCTACCTGCCCGGCGGCATAGGCGAACTAACGCCACCCGCCGCTAGTCGATCACGTGGGTCCAGCGACCATCCCAGGAGGGGCGTTTGACCTCACGGAGGATGTTCAGGTTGTCGGAGATGGTGTCGAACATCTCGGCCAGGGCCGTGAGAGCCTCGTGGTCTCTCATGCGCTTGACCGCCCTGATGAACCGATGCCTGACGAGCCCCTGCGTGACCCCAAGGCGCTTGGCCACCTCGCTCTGGCAGGTCGTCTCCCACATGAGGACCATGATCTGCGCGTCGAGCGGGTCGGGGAGGAAGCCGGTCATGGCGTCCTCCAGCTCTGGGCGGGTGATGGCGGGGAGTTCGAGGAGGAACTGGATGCGGGAGATGGCCCGCTTGAGCCGGTAGCAGACCGTGGGCTGGCTGACGCCAAAGATGCCCGCGATGTCGGTCTGATTGAGGTGCCGGAAGAAGTAGAGGTCTACGAAGTCGGCCTCACGGGCGGGGAGCTGGTCCAACAACCCTCTGACCCGCTCTCGCTTCGCCATCGACTCGTCAGATGGCTCCGTGAACACGGCTTCCATGTGCGCGATGGAGTCCTCATTGGAGAACCGTGTCTCGATGTCGATGGGATTGACCATCTGATGCCCTGACCAGCTCATGCTGCTCCACGCTGCGAGGATCTTCAGGGCCAGAAGTACCAGGGGGTCTATTTACACTAATCCCCCACCGTTTGCCCATCATTCCTCTTGACGTTCATCCAGGAAGATGCGGGGGATCGTGGCTACAACGTCAAGGGACCGCAAGGTGATCCTGATGAAGGCATTGTCCTTGTCCATGCCCGTTACCAGCCCAGCCAACCCCCGATAGGGGCCGTCGAGGATCATCACGTAGACGCTCAGGGGGATCTCCGAAGTGATCATCTCCCTGAGCTTCTCGCGCATCGCCTGGACCTGAGCATCGCTGATGACCGCGAGGGTCCGAAGCCGGTGCCTCCCGGACTGGGTGCTCATCACCGCACTGATGTAGGGCAAGTGCTCCAACGCGAAGTAGGCCACGTCCTCAAGGCCAGAGGCCACGAAGGCGTAGCCCTCCATCAGGTGAATGGGAGTGACCCTGCCGTCCCGCCGGAACAACGCGACGGGGACGAAGATGGGGTGGTCGGGGTCTACGTCGAGGTCACGTCGGAGCTGTGCCTCCAAGGTCCCATCGACCGCCTTCATCTCACCGGAACGCGACAGCTCTATCGCCACCCACGTCAGGCCATCACGGAGATCCGCCACTACCGGACTCCAGGTCCAGCAGGGTTCGCCCGAGCAGCTCTCCGAACTGCGCTGATGAGAGAGCGGTCGATCTGATCTTCCTCCCACTGGCGTCGGGGGTGCCATTGCGCTTCACCGCTGCGGGGCCTTGCTTGGCCTGCACCCACAGGGCGTCCTGGTCAGGAACAGTACCAGCCGTGTCAGACGTTTCTGGCAGTGCATCGACCTTGAGCGGGGCGGAAGCCTCAACTGCCGCCCGCACCGGAGGGGGGACTGTCTGCGTCGGACCCCCGACCGCCTGCACATGGATGACCGCCTGTGGGTCCGTGACCGACCCGCCGACGTGGTGGAGGTGCGCGATGTCCATCAACAGCATGGAAGCCGTTGGCCGACCCGGACGACTAGCGAACCGAGAGGCGTACCCCAACAGGTTCATGCCCTTGGAGGCCCCCAGAGCCATCAGGCGCTCCTTGCCCCAGTGGGACGGCACACTCTCCCCAAGGGAGGCCCGGAACGCGAGCATGATGACCTCAGCCAGCTTCTCGTAGCAGGTCACGGGGGACGCCCGCTCCATGATCTTCCGAGCGGATGCAAAGGCGACGATGAGGTCGTTCCCGATGGCATCCAGCAGGTCGAGGTAGGCCGCGTTGAGATCGAGGTGCAGGTACGCGGTGACGTTCGCCTTGTTGAGCGCACCGAGCATCGACACACCCTCGATGGCCTTGAGGGCATCGCGGATGTGGCATTCGGTGATCTCGGCAACCAGCGTCAGCATGTCCGGCTCGAACTCGATGCTCTCCTGCTCGCAGATGTGCTGGAGCCGGGCCGCGATGGTGCTGGGCTTCTGCGGCTGGACCACGAAGGCGGGGGCACACCGAGACAGCACCGTCGCCCGCATCTTCTCCGGCTCCGTCGTACAGAAGATGCACGTCAGCTTCTTGTCGTCGGAGCCCGGCATGTTGTCTTCGAGGGGCTTCAACAGCGCATCGAGGGCGTGCGGGGAGAGCTGGTGGGACTCATCGAACAGGTAGATCCGCCGCTTGCCGCTGAACGTGGCGTAGGCGATCTCGTCTGTGATCCGGGTCACGTCCTCCTTGCCGGAATGGGTCGCTGCATCGACCTCCATGAAGTCGGCTGACGTGCCACCTTCCAGCAGGCTCTTGCACGAGAAACACTCGTCACAGGGGTTCCCCTCGACAGGCTTCTCGCACAGCAGGGCACGGGCGAGAATGCGGCCGAGGGTGGTCTTGCCGGAGCCGTGCCCACCGCAGAAGAGGTAGGACTGGCGGAACCCCCGCCCCTGCGCGACGTACTCGCGGAGGATGGTGATGGTGGAGTCCTGCCCCAGCACGTCGTCGTAGGTGCGGGGGCGGTAGGTGATGTCCAGGCTCACAGTGGCTCTCCAGTGTCCGGGTTACCCCTTGGAAGGGGGAGGCAAGTCCTCCCCCTTCGGGGCAACCGCCGGAGCGGGACGAGGCACCGGAGACCCCGGGGTCTTGACGGCCTTGGCGGCTTCACGCCGAGGTCCCTCGGCATTCATCCGAATGATGGTGTCGAGGTCCCACATGGTCAGGGGGCCGGGGTGGCGGGGGCCTGGTTCGGGGGCACGCCGAACAGCTCGTCGATGAGGTTCGGCTCGGGGGTCGTGCCGCTGGTCCGCCAGAAGCCGTACTTCTCGACCTCCTCGCGGAAGAAGGACACGTCGGGGAGCTTGACGTAGCACTTCATGTTGCCCGTGTCGGCGTTCTCCTCGATCCCGCAGGCGGACAGGTGATGGAACAGCAGGGCCTCCTGCTCGGTGGAGCCCATCGTCATCCACTCGTCCTGCGCGAGCGTGATCACGAACTGGTACTTCTCCTCCGCGACGACCGACAGCAGGGGCGCGGCCTTGCTGGTCTTGCCCGCGACGACGTGATCGCCGGTCTTGCTCGCCTTCTCCTTGAAGACGATCAGGATCTCGTCGTCCACCATCGCGAGGTCCGAGAGACTCGCGTTGTTGGCGATGAGGGTCTGCATGGTCTTGTAGACCTCGTCGCCAGCCTTGAAGATTTCGCCCATGTTCCTGTGCTCCCGTCTATGAGAACGCCGCCTTCATCGCAGCGACGCCTCCGTGGTTCCAGATTTCACCGGGGTCTTTCCCCCGGTAGCTGATGCTCGTTGCCTGCACCTCTACCCGCCTGAGCCGATGAAGTGCCCCCCACCGGGTCTTCCCCTTCTCATCGATCCAGTCGTGGACGCCATGTTGCCCCGCCTCATCGTTGTCGTAGACCATCCGCACCCAACCACGGCAGTACCGGCGAAGAAACTCGACGTGCTTGTCGGTCAGCTTCGCCCGCTCTGACCCCAGCACCACGTCGGTCGCCGGGATGGCCCACTCCAGCGGCAGCAGGTCGAAGATGCCCTCCACGACCCACACGTCGGCACCCGCCCAGATCCGCTCCATCACGTCAGGCGTCAGGCCCGTCCAGATCGGCTGCCACCCGGCGGTGGACAACAGGTGGCGGATGATGCGCTTCTCCGTGCCCTTGCGCCCAGCACAGCCGATGACCCTGCCTCGCGGCGAGTACAGCGGCCAGAGCACCCAGTCACCCAGCCGTTCCCCCCTGTCGCCGTACCGTTCGCAGAAGTCGATGTCGGGGGAGTCCTCTGACATCGGCTGCCACGTCTTCACCCCCAGGCGAGCGATGGACTCTTCCCGTGCGCCTCGCCCCAAGAAGTAGCCCTCATGGGCCTCATCCAGGCTCAGCGTCTCGAAGTGGGCTGCCAGCCAGTTCGGGGGCTTCGATTCGGACATGAGACGGCTCCCCTTCCTGCCCTGGGCCTCGGACGATGGCGATGCCGCGAGCGGCGTTGTGGACGACCCCGACGATCTTCTTGGAGGTCAACCTGTTGACGACCCCCACGAACGAACGGTCCTTGGGGACCACGATGATGGTCCCCTCCGGGACCCATGCGGAAGCCCGGAACGGCAGCCCTGTGTCCTCGATGAACGGGCGAAGCTCCGGGGGCATCAGGTCCACGGACTTTACTCGCGGGGGCTCACCGTGAACCTCCCGGTACAGCTCTGCCTCTTCATCATCGCCGTCGTCCAGCATCGGGTCCAGCTCGTCCGGCGGGTGTGACCTCGGAATGAGCAGCTCGACCGGGCCCAGCTCGTAAAACTCCAGGTGCTCGATGGCCGCCGTCAGACCCTCGGTGGTCAGCGGGTGGACGTTGCCCCACTGCATCTCTCGCCCCATCGAGGCCACCGCCTCGATGACCTCGCGGAAGAAGTCGTCCGGGGTCAGCTCCCGGACGGCGGCCTTCACGGTGGACCCAGGATGCGTGTCGTTGATCCACATGACCGACGACGATGAGGACACCAGGTACGGAGCCGTCTCCTCAGATACGGTGTACTCCACCATCAGGGGCACGGTGGTCTTGCGCTGCATGGCCTTCGACTGCAACCGGGTCACGACGAGCAGGTGACTCATCCCTTGCCTCCAAGAATCCTTGGCCAGCGGAGCCACGACTTCTCAGGCTCGTGGTCCTTCACCGGAGGACTGAGTTCATCGATCTCTGCCTGGGTGGGAACGTCGGTGGGGTCGTCCATCACCCACATCAAGGCGGCGATGTCGGGGAACTCCGAGGCGATGACCCCACGGTCGCCCGACTGGACGATCTCGTGGAACTCGATCTTCGCCTCATCCTTGGTCTGCAACGGCTCCCACAAGGGGCACTCGCGGGCCACGTCGTTGCACCGGGCGATCCGGTCGTCGCACAGCAGGTCACGGGAGACACCGTGCGGGGAGAGCACTCCGCACAGGCGGACGTAGCTGCCGCACTCGTCTAGGAGCACTTCGCGGTTGTGCAGACAGGTCTCCGGGCGCTGCTGGAAGAGCTTCCGCAGTCGCTTCTGGAGATGCCGGAAGGTCACCTGCTTGAGCTGGTGCCGAATCTGGGTCTGTGACCTCATGCGTCCGGCACCCTACCCGTCGTCAGCGTCGATGAGAGCAAGCGCCTCTTCGACTGCTTGGTCTGTGGCGGCCATCCGCACCTCCCGCTGCTTGACCATCCCGATGACCCACAGCAGGTCTTCGGACCCTAGCGGCTCCAGGAGTGCATCCAGTTCACGTCGAAGGGCGCTCTTGGCCTTCGTCTCGACCCGTTGCTCGACCCGCAAAGCTGGAGGGACTGCAACCCAGACGCCTGCCTGACGACCGGATGTGGTCGGTCTACGGGTGCCGGAGTCCTTGACGGCCCCCAGCTCGACCAGCTCGCCACGACGGGGCCGTTCCGTGCTGGGGTTCATGCTCAGAGCGATCTGGATCTCCTCGTCGGTGGCCCCATCGCTCCCGGCATCTTCAAGAAACCGCAGGACTTCAGCCCGGAGAACACCAGCCGATGCCCCCATGGACTTCGCCGCATCCTCCGACGTGTCGGAGCCCTTCACGAAGGGCAGGGGAGCCGAAGGCGTGTCGAACAGGAAGTCGAGGTCGTCGGTGTCGCCCCACATGGTCATCGCATCACCTCGAACTTCGCACCGCTCTTGGTCCGGGTGATGCGATATGCCTTGTTGGATGCGTCCACCAAGGCGGGGTTGTGGGTCACCAGCAAGATGTCGATGTCCAGCCGCTCGCAGATGAGCTGGAGGAACTCGCCCATGTTCTGCACGTAGTTGCCGTCGAACGCAGGCAGCGTTTCGTCCAGGAGCAGCAGGGGCCTGAGCCCCCGTCGCTTCATCACGATGATGCGGAGCAGGACCGACTGGACCGTAGCGACTGCCCCGCCGAAGGCGTCGTTGGTGACGCCCCGGATGACGGTGCCGTCCGGGCGCTCGTGGACCGTGATCAGGTCCACGCTGACCTTGCCCCGCGAGATGTTCACCTCGGACTCCACCGAGAGCTTCTGGTCGTGGAACACCGTGCGGAGCCCCTCGGTCAGCAGCTTCTCGACGGCCTTGACCCCGGTGGTGACCTCCTGGTCGATGAGCGTTCGCAAGACCACCTGGACGAGGGAGAGCAGCTCCCCCTCGTCCTCCATGTCCTTGATGGCCTTGCGGGTGTCGGCCACCCGCTTGACCGCTGCATCACGGGCACCCGTCAGTCGGTCGGCCTGTGACCGCAAGTGGTCGATGGCAGGCAGGGCACGCACTCAGCCCCCTAGGTCAGCCACGCGATGATGGTCAGGTACTTGTCGCTGGGCGTCTCCGTCACGAACCGGACGAAGCCCCGGTTGCCGCTCACGTTGATGCCCAGCGTCACCTCATCCTCCTTCCGTGCTCCCAGCACCTTGGCGAGGCGGAAGTGGTCGATGGCGAAGCCCTCCGGCGGGATCTCCGGGGCCTTGTCCAGCGAGTCCAGCACCTTGCACGCGAGGGTCAGCTCCGTCTTCTTGCCCGTGGCCGACATCATCCACATGATGACCTCGTTGTCCTCTGTGCCGGGGGCGAAGTGCAGGCGGTTGTCCTCCCACGCGGCTCCCGACGTGAGGAACCCGATGCCCTCGTCGATCTCGGTCTTGGACAGCACCCACTGGTGCTGGTCGGCGTCGTCCATCTGGATCTTGAGGCCGGGGAAGTCGGCCTGGAACCGGCTCTCGCCGAACACCGCACCGTCGCCCCGCCGCAGCACGAGAATCCGCTCATGCTCCAGCACCTCGACATCGGTGCTCTCGCAGGTGCCCAGGAACGCAATGAGTCCGGGCACGTCCTTGCCGTGGATTCGCAGCGCGGATTCGGTCATCCCCTCCACACGGATGAGGCAGACCGCCTTCTTGTCGGTCGAGTAGAGGATGCCCCCTTCGTGGGTCACCGTGCCGTCCTCTTCGACCACGCGGGGCCGGAACTCACAGACGCACAGCTCCGGCTGCTCGCTCTCCTTGACCGACGCGAAGAGCCGGGAGTAGCCGAGAGCCGCCGCCAGCCGGTCGGCTGGCAGGGTGGCCGTCAACTTGGCTGCCTTCAGCGTCTTGTCCCAGACGAAGCGAGAGTCGGGGTCGAGGCTCTGGAAGGTCTGCTGACCCTTCGGGGCACGGGCGACGACCTCAGCCTCGTCGAGAGCGAACGTCAGGGCCGCATCGGGGACGTGGGCGAGCCACTGCTTGAGCCGCTTGCCCTCAATGGTGAAGGACCCCTTCTCGCCGGGGTCCTCGACATCGGCGATCAGCGGGCAGGAGGAGAACACCCGACCGGAGCAGGTGAGGACATCGACGCCGTAGCCGTCCGCCTTCGTCCCGGTTCGCCGAAAGACGAAGTGGGTCGTGATGTCCGACCCGGTACTGGAAATGCTCGGACTGACGACCTGAAGGGCCGCATCGAGGTCTTGCTTCGCCACCTTGAATCTCATCGAACGTCTCCCTGGATGAACGGGGCGAGCTTGCCCTCGGCTTCTGCGATTTCAGTCTCGAAGGCCGTCAACGCCTTGTCGTGACGGCCTTCGAGCTGCTTGATTGCTGCATCGAGCTTCGCGGGGGGCACCCCCCGCTCCACGCACTCCTCCTCGACCGTGGCCACATCGTCCTGAGCAGCCTGGAGCCGCCCCTGAAGCCGCTGGACAGTCGTACTGGCCCTGTCCCGCCTGCTGATGGCATCGGTGAGTCGCTGATGGTCGTGGTCGCTCATGGGCTGCCTACTCGTCTGGAGTGACGATGGAGCCCCCCGGCCCCATCCCGAAGTTCACGAACCCAGTCTGACCGTCGAAAAAGGCGTCGCTGGACTTCTTGTTCCGGCGGTTCGCGGCCTTCTGTGCCTGCCGCTCCGAGCACACCGTCTCGTAGTCGCAGAATCGACAGGTGGTCGGGGAAGGCGCGGCCTCGAACTTCTCACGGTTCATCGCCCGGAGAGCGTCCCGTGCCCTGGTGGCGATCCCCTTGAGGTCATCCCGGTCGAACTCCACCCAGTCCACCCCGGACTCGACCTCCATCTTGCCCGTGGGCATCCCGTTGTCGTCCACCTCGGGGATCTCGTCCCCATCGGTGTCGAGCTTCGGCTGGCCGTAGGGGTACCGGAAGTACACGAACCCAAGCCGGTCCGGCATCCGTTTGTAGGCCAGGTAGAAGCAGAGGGCGTACCACCGGAGCTGGTCAGGGTCCGTGTAGGTGATGAAGCCGGGCTTCACACCCTTGCGCTTCGGGGCCTTGTACCGGCGGCTATTCTTGCCGTCGAGAATGGTGATCTGGTCTACGCCGTCCACCTTGCGGCGGAAGATGAGGTCGGCCCGGCCACCGATGGGCGTCCACTTGTTGACGTAGCAGGTCAGGTCCACCTCGCTGCGGGCGTAGGGGCCTAGCAGCTTGTGGTGCTTCATCGTCCCGATGTAGCCCCGGATGCCGTTCTCGACGGCCTCCCACAGCTCGTCACGGGGAGGGGAGAGCCTCCAGTCGATGAACTTGTTGATGACCTGGAGCGAGAAGTCCTTGCGGGCCTTCTCCAGCAGCCGGTCTACCAGACCGTGAGGGTGCTTCCACTCCTCGTCGTTGTAGAGCCACTCCCAGAAGTTGGCGAGCACTATGCCCATGATGGCGTGGTGCTCCGACCGCTCCACCGGCTTCGGCTTGCGCCTGCCCGGCCCACCACCACAGTCGATGGTGCCCCACCCACGGCTCCACAAGAACGCCTGAGGGCAGCCCTCGTAGGTGGTCATGCTCGACCAGTACAGTGTGAACCGACGTGTGCTCATCCAGTCTCCGTGCCCCGTTTACCCCGTGCGTACCCGATCAGGGTCCCTGCGTAGTGCCGAACACCTCGTCCACGGTCTTGAACATGAGGGCCATGTCCATGTCCGATGGCCGCTCGATGGGGAACACGCCGATCTCGGAGAAGACCTCGAAGCTGTCCGTATCAACGTGCCCGAACCGGGTCTTCTGGTGGAACTCGCAGAGCAGTTCCACCCCCACGTCCGCCCGTGGGATGGCGGTGATGGGGGTCAGAACCAGGGTGACGAGCGTGCAACCAGCCCGGAACGCATCGTCCAGCAGCAGGAACTTGTTGTCGCTGAACGCCTCGAACTTCTGCTGAAGCTCCTCCGCTGCCCGCAGGAACTCCGACTCGGGATCGTCTGCTGACTCGAACCCTGGATGGTGAAGCATCTGAGCGTTGCCCGGCATCGCCTCGCCATCCAGGCCACCGGGGATGTGGTCCCTGACGATGCGACTGACGACCACACCTGACTGCCGCTGGTACCGCACCGGGCCTTCCTTCTCGTCACCCCGCTCGGCACGAGCTATGGCCTCGTCGAACACGGCTCCGGGGTTGAGGCCACCATCGTCGGTGCCCTCGATGGGCACGTCACCGTGCCCGGCCCAGCCCATGACCTTCTTCATGGAGGCCTTCAAGGTGTCGTGGACGACCAGGTGCTTGAGGTCTTCGTCAATGGGCACACCCGCGTCCAACTGCTGCCGCAGTCGTCGGAGCTGCTCGACATCGACATGCTCGACGAGCGCCTTTCGGGCGACGACGATGTGCCGGTAGATCGGACGGTCTTCTTGGGGTGCTGGCATCTGTCCTCCGTCGCACGGAGGACAGTACCCACGCGGGCGTCAGTTCACCCACTCCCCGTCTGGTGCGGGGGATGAGTCGAGAGCCTCGTCGGCATCTTCGTCCCTGGCGAAGATGGCATCCCAGTTCGCAGCGAACTTCTCTTTCGATACGCCCATGGCCTTCCACCCGCTGCCACTCGCGGGGGCATCCGGCGACTCGTAGGCGGTCTTGACGTGGAGGTGCCCGTTGCAGGGCCGGACTTGCAGAAGGTCGGCACCCGGCGGGAGGGGCATCCCTTCAGCCAACGGGTACAGGACGCCCAAGGTCGCCTCCTTGGGGCCGGTATCGTCCCCAAGGACACGGAGCAGCTTCGGGTGCCCGTCGTCGGTCATCCCGACCGGGATAGCTACTTCACGCATCTTGGGGTCTTCGCTCATTTGGTCCTCGGGCCTCCTCTCAGACTACGCCTGTGTCGAAGGATCTGAGCCCTCATCGTGGAACGCCTTACAGGAGGCGCAGTAGCGATGCTCCACGTCCTGCGGGTGCCACGAAACGCACTTGCAGACATCGCACCGGATGGCCTTGCCCTCGTGGAGGATGCTGTAGGTGGCGGGTCGCGGGATGACGGGGGCCTCACGGCCCCCTCTGGTCGCCGTGGTCACGATGCCCCCTCCTCTTCGAGGTAAAGGATCAGCCGCTCGCGCACGGGGTCGAGCATGTCCATCTCGCGGACTTCATCGAGCAGGGGCTTGCGGGTCTGCTGCGTGAGCGTCTCCTTCACCGACTCCACGAAGGCATCCACCGTCATCGACTTCGCCTCCTGCCGGGTGCGGCCTTCGAGGTCGAACACGTCAGCAGCGGGCTTCACGTCCAGCTCCCGCCGCTCGATGGTGATCCCCTTCTCCGCGTCGAACCGGAGGATGGCCACCTCCGGCGTGCGGGACACGTCATCCTCATTCAGCGCCCCACGGGTCAGGCTGCCGAGGTTGACGATGGCCTTCTGACCTAGCTGGGTGACGCCCTGATTCTTGTGCCAGTGGCCGAACATCCACACGTCGGGGTCGAGGTTCGCCAGGTCGCCGTAGGCCACGATGTCCTCGCTGCCGAACATCTCGCCCCCGGCGGGGGAGGCGAGGAGGTGGGCAGCGACCACGAGGTACCTCTCCTTGCCCTTCACGATGGTCGTCAGGAGGTTCTGGTCGTAGACCTTGCCGTGGTACGGGATGCCGACGACCCGGACGCTGTTCACCAGGTAGCTGTCCTCCTGGTAGCTGTTGCCCGACTGCTCCGACTCGTGCTCCTCGAACTTCGCCTCGATGTCCCCACCGAGCCGCTTGAACACGCCCGTCTCGAAGAGCACCCCCAGCGGGGCCTCATTGACGAAAGCGGGATCGCCGTACTTCACGTCATGGTTCCCCGTCAGCCCGTAGACCGGGCAGGGGTACTCAGCGTGGACGGCAGCAACCCGCTGGATCAGCGCATGGGTCGTCCGGCTCGGGGTCTTGATGTGGAAGAAGTCCCCGCCGTCGATGACGGCATTGGCCCCGACCTCGCGGGCGATCTCGCCGACCTGCCGGAGCTTGTCGAGCACCGTGTCAGCCCAGTCGTCCGTGCGGGACTGCGGGGCCTGCACCGCCAGGTGAACGTCTGTCCTCCAGACGAGTGTGATCACGCCGTAGCTCCCATCTCTGTTCCACACACCGGGCAGGAACCCAGCTCTGCGAGCACCGCTTCCGCTGCTTCCGCAGCGTCCGCCTGAGCCACTTCGGCCTCATCCAGCTCCCGCTGCCGTGTCACTACGGATGCCTCTGCTTTCCTGAGCCTGCCACGCAGGCTCGTCAGCACGTCGAGAGCAGACTTGACCCGCCGCACCGGAGCGGGATCGACCTCGACCAGCAGGTCGTTGATGCCGTCGTACTTCGTCACCTCGGCCTGAGCCGCGATGAGCCGGTCACGGATGTCCCGAAGGGCCTCCAGCTCGTCCTGAATCACCGTGACATCCGCACCATCGGGCACAGTGATCTCAGCCACAGGAGCCAGCTTCTTGGCGTCGGCCCGAGCCGCCTCCAGACGATCACGCAGGTCGGTCAGGCCGCTGACGGCCCTCCCGACGTTGGCCACATTCAAGCGGCTGGCTTCCAGTGCCGTGACGGCCGCCAGGGCGTCGTCCAGACCGTCGAACGCCTTCAGCTCTGCCTCGTGCTTGGTGATGTCGTCCTGGCGCACCTTGAGGGCTGCTGCGGCCTGCCGCCGGTCAGACTCCGATGCCCTCAAGGCCCGGTTCAACTGGCCCACCCGCTCCACGTCGGCTACGGCTTCAGCCAGAGCCGAGCCGGGGCGGTCGAGCAGGAAGATCTGGCCGGTGAACTGCGGGGCGATGGTGGGCCATACCTCCTGGCCACCAGCCTGGATGGGGATGACCCCGAAGGCGGCAACCTCTGGGGGGACAGCGGTGCCGGGGTACATGGGGTCGCCGTCGTTGACGACGTAGGTGGGCCGGTCCCGCTTGCCGGTGCCCTTCGACCACTTGACCTTCCCGTCCTTGCCGAAGTCCACCTCGACCGAGCACTGAGTCTCACCCTCGCGGATGAACGCAGTGCCGCCCGTGTTCTGGAACACGCCACGGATGGCCCGCTGCAACGCCGTCTTGCCGGAGTTGTTGGTCCCGGTGCAGACGGTGAAGCGGTCCACCACGATCTCGGCGTTGCGGATCGACTGGAAGTTCTTTGCTCGAATCGTGACGGGCATGGCCGACCCTACCCCCGTCAGATGGTGATGAAGCCCAGCGCCTCGTCCACGTCGTCCTCTTCATCGGCCACAGCAGCGATGGAGTCGCGGCCACCGGCACGGATGGCTCCAACGACCTTCTCGGCCAGCTCGTCGTAGGCCCCCGGAGTGGCGAGGAGGTCGTCCTTGAACGCGATGGTCCCCTGCGACCTGAGGACTGATCCGTCGTTCCGCTCGAAGGAGTACCAGGCCCCGCCCTTGACGACGATGCCGTGGGCCGACCCCACCGCGATCAGGTCGCGGACGTTGTCGATGCCCTCGCCGAACGTGATGTGGAACTCGGCCTCGCGCTGCTGGGAGTTGCTGATCTTCGACTTCTTGATGGTCGCCTTGATCACGGCAGACGTGAACCGCTCGACCTGCTTGTGGGTCAGGGCATCGTAGTCCTTGGTCTTGAGGCTCTTGACCCGGCGGAAGCTGACCCGCAGGGCGCTGTAGAACTTCCACGCCTCGCCACCCTGATGCGTGCTGCCGTCGCCCCCGCCGTAGCCCCCCGTGTTGATCTTCTTGCGGAGCTGCGAGAGGCCCATGACGTGCGAGCCGGAGTCCGCGATGTCTCCGGCGAGCTGCGGGAGCACACTCGACCACTTCGCGGCCACCAGACCCACGCGACCGATGTTCCCGGCCTCTTCGAGCGACTGGTCACGGATGGCCTTGGGGACACCGGCCCCCACGGAGTCGAGGATGATGAGGTCCACCCCTGCCTGGGCACAGGCGAACAGGACGGAGAGCCCGGCCTCCAGCGTGTTCGGCTGGACCAGGTAGAAGCGGTCGGGGTCGTCCACGGGGCAGCCGAGAGACGCCGCGTAGTCCGGGCTGATGGCGTGCTCCCAGTCGATGAAGCACACCAGCCCACCAGCCTCGCAGACCGCTGCGGCGGCCTCCAGAGCCACCGTGGTCTTGCCCGCCGACTCGTGGCCGAAGATGTTGCTGATCATCCCCTTGGGCCAGCCGGGGCACGGGGCGACGCCGTGGCGGTTGAGCGACCCGCCGATGAGGTAGTCGAGGACGACCGACCCGCTGGTGATGTGCGGGCGGGACTTCTTCAACTGGTTGGAGTCGATGACGACTCCGGGATCATCGGCCTTGAGCACCTTGGCGACCACACCACGGACGGCGGACAGCATCGACGGAGTGGGCTTGGCCGACTTCGTCTTCTTGACGGGGGCCTTCTTGACGGCGGGCTTCTTGGGGGCCTTCGGAGCTACGAGGGGCTCGTTCGGGTCAACGGCGGGCTCAGAGGCGGGGTCAGTCATGTGTCGTCCTTGGACCAGAGGAAAAAGCGTTCATCCGCACGGTAGAGGATGCCCTTCTTGACGGTCTGGCCTGCGCGTTTGCCGCGAGTGAAAGTGTGGATGCTGCGGAACTGCTTGGCTTCAATGGGCGTCAGGTCGTCCACCCCGACTACTCCGTCGTGGTGCAACCAGAACCGGGTGGCTGCCCGTGCCACCCAGAATGCGTCGGCCTCGTTGTGATCCCAGTGGCCTGTGCCGCCCGTGGCCTCCCGAGCCGCCTCCACCATGTCCGGCTTCCGCATCACCCAGACGGAACCGCCGGGTGAAGGGCGGTCAAGAAACTGGCGGGCGTGGGCCTTGACCTGCGGAGGAGCGAAGAACACGAGGTCCACCTTGGCCCGCCGCAGGGCCTCGCAGGTGTAGAGGAACAGCCCGTACATCCCCTCCGACCACAGATCGTTGAAGATGGGATACTCGCAACCAACGCGGTCCACCTCTAGCCGCTGGGCGAGAGCGAACACGCTTTCCCGCATCTCGATGTAGCGGTCCACGAACAGCATCTTGGATGAGGTTTGGAACCGACCCCTCTCGGGACAAGCCGCCTTGCCTACGCCATCTGTGTCGTAGACCGCCCACCCGAAGTTGGTGAGCGATGGGTCAAGTCCGAGGACTCGCATCGGGGCACCTCGAAGGGCAGCCGCCCACGCCCGAAGACGTGAACGGCTGCCAGCTCAAACGACCTAGGGGGGGATCTCAGTCGTCGAGCAGGTCTTCGAGGGCGTCGTCGATGTCCTCGGTGGCCGCCGAGTCGTTCACCGGGGAGCCGCCGCCACCGCCGGTCGAGGTGCCGCTGCCGCCCGCGAGCTTCTCGCGGATCTGGTCGAGCGACATCGTCCGCCCGATCTCGTTGTTGACGTTGGGGATGAGCGCCTGTCCGGCCTCGATGATCTGCTTGACCAGCGGGCTGTCGGCCCCCTTCGTCAGCAGCTTGCGGAGCACGGAATCCTTGCACGGGCTGAAGGACATCTTCTGGAAGCCCGCATCCGAGCACTTGATCTGGAGGTCGTGCTGCCCGAGGGGCCACTCGGCGTGGATCGGCTTGATCTCGTCGTACTTGCCCTCGTCGAAGACCCAGTAGATGACCTCGAAGTCACCGTTCTGGATGCCCTCCATGTCGAGCTTGCCGTTGCTCCGGGTCGGCCACTTCACGATGATCGTGTTGATCCGCATCTTCGGGGGCTCGCCCGCGATCTTCGTGAACTCCGGTCCCTGGTTGATGAAGTAGCCGACGCCCTTGAGGTAGTGCCGGGGGGCACCCACGAAGCCAGGGGTCGGGCTGTCGAGGTTCGGCGTGCCGTCCGCGAGGCCGGGCCACCACAGGAAGGAGATCCGGGCGACTTCGCCCTTGTCCATCTTGAGTCGCGCACCCTTGCGTCCGACGTTGGTGTCATTGCTGCCGAAACCGAACTGCTGGAATCCGTCTGTCATGGCTCTCTCTCCTGTCGGGTCTGGTTTTACGTAGTCCGAGGTTGGTGGACGTGACCCGCTTCTGGTTTCTCTACCCTTCAACCAAGGGGGTGTACCCCCCTAGCTGCTCTTGAAATTGAGAAGAATGGACTCGATGTCCAAATCTTCATCCGCCTCTTCGATCTCCCGCCGGGACATGGTGGGTTCCAGGTCGGAAGTCGTGTCCGACAAGAAGTTCGACACGTCATCGTCCTCCACCGTGCCGGGCAGCACCGTAACTGCCGGTGGCTCATCCCCCGCACTGGCGAGTGGGGCAGCCTCCTCCGGTGCTACGGACTCGGCTCCTCCGTGCCCATTCGGACAAGTCATTCCGCTGCCGACCGCCCGGAACTGCACGTCGCCACACACCTCGCAGTGGGGGATGAAGCCGAACTCGCCAGCCAGGTCCTCACCGGGAATGACCGCTGGGTCCGGCTCCTCCGCAGGAGCCTCTGGCTCATCAGGCTCATCAGGCTCATCAGGCTCATCAGGCTCATCGTCCAGGTCACTGCCCGCGAGGTCAGCCTCCACCTCATCCTCTGGATCGGTGTCGTCCACCTCTGCCGTGAGGTGCCTCTCAGCATCGGACACGGCCCGGACCTCTTCGATCAGGTCGTCCACGTCCTGGATGTCCTTGCCATCGGCGAAGCCCTGTCCGGGCTCCAGCTCTGTCGGTCGGTAGGACTTGCTACCCCATCGACCGTTGAGCCCGATCTCCTCCTGGCAGAGGCGAATCTGGTCCCGGAGCCGTCCCTGCGTGTCCCGCAGGTCGGACCGCTTGGCCTTGACCACCGCCAGCACGGCTTCGAGGTCTTCGACCGCGTGCTGGTTGTTGTGGACGGCCTGCACCTCGACCTTGAGCTTGCCGGTGGCGATGGCGTCCCGCTCTGAGACCGCACGGCCAGCCCGCACCTCCGGGTCGTTGGCGAGGAGGTGCTTCTTGCCCAGGTCGAGGAGGAGGTCCGCCGACCGCAACGCCCGCTTGTACTGCGAGAGCCGCTGTGACACATCGAGGAACAGCCGCTCGCATCGGGCCAGCATCTTGCGGGCCAGTGCGATCTTGAGGTTCAGCCGCTTCGGCCCGTAGATCAACGGGTCTGCGTCGAGCAGGATCTCCAGACCCATCAGCTCCGTGAAGATGCCATCTGCGTAGTCCGCATCGAGCCCCGCGAAGATCTCATCGTCCTGACTCATCACTCGCCCTCTGCTTTGGCCTCGTTGCCGTTGCCGTTGCGGCCTGCGACTGCTTCGGCCAGGAGCTTGCTGTAGTTGCGCTTGATCGCGTTGGTGGCCCGCTGGTGGTCCTGCTTGTTGATGGCCCCACCACCGAGCGCGTGGCTGGTGGCCTGGAGGTCAACCTGCATCCCGAGGATGCACCCGGCGATCTTCGCCTCCTTGAGCGTCATCCCACCCCGCATGACGGCCTCGTGCTGCTCACCGTCGCCCATGGCGTCGATGAGGTCGGCACCCATGCCGCCCGCGTCTTCCTGCCGGGTGTCCCAGGCTGCGGACATGCCGACGAAGAAGTCGCCGTTCTTGGTCTTGATGGCCCTGGTCGCCACGACCTTGCTGACCCGCAGACCGTCCTTGACCATCTTGAGGGTCGCCATCTGCTCTTCGTTGAGATCCTTGATGTCCATTTGTCCAGCCTCCAAGGCGGTTTGCGTCACGTCTGGTCTACTCGCTGGGGCATGTGGCGAGCCCCCTGACCAGCCGGTCGAGGAACAGCGTGGCTCTCTCGTCCTGCTTCGCGTTGAACACCGCCTTGACCAGTGCCTCCCTGTGCCCCACGAGGACCACCTGCTGTCGGGCTCGCGTGATCGCCGTGTAGATGAGGTTCCGCTGGAGCTGGTGATAGAAGCCCGTCACCAAGGGCATCACGATGCGGTCGTACTCCAACCCCTGTGCCTTGTGGACGGTGCAGGCGTAGGCGAGCACCAGCAGGCGAGGGACGTTCTTGAAATCGATCTCCACCTCCAGGGGCGGGGTACCGAAGATGCGGACGATGACGACCTTCTTGGCCTTGTCCACACGAGCGATCTTGCCCACGTCACCGTTGTAGATGTTCAACTTGTAGTCGTTCTTGATGATCATGATCCGGTCGCCCTCGCGGACCGTCTCCCGACCCAGCCGCATCTCGGCCAGACCCGCCGATGCCGGGTTGAGCAGCTCCCGGAGCCGGGCGTTGAGGTTCGTGACCCCGACCGTGCCTCTGTGCTTGGGCGAGAGGATCTGGAAGTTGTGCCGCTTCTCGTAGAAGCTCTGCCCGATCTTCAAGACCGCCGCCAGCACGTCATCCTCTGACTGAAGCTGGATGAGCCGGAAGTCCTTGTCGAAGTCCGGCACCTCGCCGTTCACCATCGAGTGAGCTGCGTACACGATGCCGCTCGTGTCGTCCTGCCGGAAGATCTGCGTCAGCCTGATGGTCGGGAACAGGTTCGCGTGAATCAGGTCGTGCAGCACGTTGCCAGGGCCGACGCTGGGGAGCTGCTCGTAGTCACCCACGAACACCAGCCGGGCTGTGGGCTTGGTGCAGTCGAGCAACCGGAAGATGAGGTGCTGGTCCACCATCGAAGCCTCGTCGATGATGATCACGTCCGCCGGGTGCGGGTTGTCCTGGTTGTAGCCCCAGCCACCGCCACCCTCGCCACCGATGACCGCCTTGCTTGAGTCACCGACGATGCCTGCGTAGGTGCGCTCCCGCCGATTGTCAGAGGAGCCCTTCGCCGCGAACGCCCGGTGGATGGTGCTCGCTACGGCCCCCGTCCGAGCCGACAGGTTCTTCGCCGCGATGCCAGTGGGAGCGCACAGCAGGAAGGGCACTCCAGCGTCCTGGAGGATGCGTACCGCCGCCCGGAGGCTGGTGGTCTTGCCAGTGCCCGGAAGTCCCGCGAGGATGGACGCGGGAGCCGTCAGGGCGTTGAAGATGCCCTCCTTCTGCGGGTCGGACAGGACGAGCTGTGCCTGACTACCCCACTCGTTGATGGCCGTCCGAACCACACGCTCCAGCCGTCCTGCCTTGCGACCTGTCTTCGCAGAGGCCTCCGTCAACGGGCCGACTGATCCGAGGTTCTTGAGGTAGCGGGTCGTGCGCTCGTCACCCGGAATGAGCATGGCCTTCTGGACTCTGGCCGTGAGCAGCTCCGCACCCTGCTTCTCCATCTCGTAGCCCCACGGCTCGTAGACGGCAGTGGTCCCCGGACGGGTCTTCTTGTCGATGACCAGCAGGCCTTCCTTGTGCAGGTCCGCGAGGGCCGTGGCGATGACCTTCGACTCGGTGCCAGATACCATCGATCTGACGGCATGGAAGATGGAGCCCGTCTGCAAGTACAGGTGCCCGAAGCCCCTGCCGTTCTTGCAGGCGTAGAGGACAGCCCCTCTGATCTGCTTCGGCTCATCCACCAGGCCGAGCTTGCGGGCCACCTCGTCAGCCTGCTGGAAGGTGATGCCGTCCACCTCGACCAGTGACCACGGGTTCGTGACCAGCACCTTCTCTGCGTCGTCCCCGAAGTGGGCCCAGATGTCCCGGACGAGGCCGGAGGGAAGCCCAAGGCTCCCTAGGAACTCCAGCGCCTTGAAGTGGGCCTGGACCGACTCCCATCGGCTTGCGACGTGCATCGCAGAGAACTTGGCGATGCCCGGCACCTCTTCGAGGCGAGTCGCGTCCGCGAGGGCACTCAGCAGGTCGTCGTCCCCGAAGTGCTCACGGATGGCAAGCATCACCCCACCACCGACGCCGTTGGCGACCAGCATCTTGCTGGCCGTCTCTGGGTCCCAGCCGTTCTTGAGCACGGGAGCACGGGTGATGTCGAGCTGCTTCCCGAACGTCGCGTGGTGGGTCCACTTGCCCTCGAATCCGAACCACGCACCAGGGGCCACCCGGATGCCGGGGACGTTGCCCTTGACCGACACCGGAGCCACGGTCTTGCCTGCTGAGAACAAGCTGAGAGCGTCGTCCTCTGTGTCGAGGATCATGCGGACGATGTAGAAGGCGTTCTCCTCGTTGGAGAACACGACCGACTGGACACGCCCGGAGAAATACTGGTCGCTCATGTCCCGGCCTTCCGCAGACGGTCGAGCATGGCTTCAAGATCCGTCACATTCACTCCTGATGCTGCCAAAGCCTCAGAGGACACGCCCATCAGGGCCTCGCGCATCTTCTCCACGTCCATCAGGCTTGCCGCCCCTACCCGACCGTAGTGCCCAGGCATCCCCCGCAGAGGCACCTCTTTCCGAATACCGTCGAACCCCATCATCGTCCAGTTGGGGCCGTCCGCCCCAGAGACGAGCTTGTGCCCCTCCGTCAACACACCCTCCATGTGGAAGGAAAGCAGTCGGTCCGGGGACAGGTCGTGGCGGACGGGGCATCCGACGCCATCGGGCCACCGGCAGGAGCCAGCACCGGGCTTGCCCAGCTCCAGACCATTCGGCGGAAGGTGGTGAAGGGCGAGCTGGATGTGCTGTCCCAAGACGGGCTCGATGACGCTCATCCACGAGACGTGAACGCCGTCATCGCGTTCGATGAACAGCTCGCCGTTGTCGGTGTGCTCGTAGAAGAGGCCTTCGACCAGGATGGCTTGAAAGTCGTTCACGGGATGGGGTACCTCATGTCTGTCAGGTACTACCCGGACGACCGGGGCGGTGAGGCCCCCTAACGCGGCTTGCTGAAGTCGATCTCGCAGGCACCGCCGTCGCAGACGCCTCGCATCCACGACACCAACTTCTCCATCTCGCTCAGCGACGCATCCCGCTTCAAGCTGTTGGCTCGCCACGAAATGACCGCCACATTCCCCCGCACGTAGCCTTGACCGGGTGCAATCTGATCCAGACTGGGCGAGCTGGGGCGATGCCTCCCCCGCACCTGCGTCAACTTGATGCCCAGAACAGGGCATCGCTCTGGGATCTCGATGTCCGCCTCCGTCAGATTGAATGGCAACCCTGCTCGTTTGGCCCTGCCCTTGGCGGCAGACAACAGGTACTTCACAGGGTTCCTGCGGTAAGAGTCCCGCAGACGGGACTTCTGGCACTCCGCACAATGGCTCTGGCGTCCTGTAGTCCTGCGAGGATCCTCGTAGAACTCGGAGCAATCCTTGGGCTCCTTGCAACGGGAGCAAATCAGAACCCCTGCGGGTCCCGGTTGGCCTTTGCCCTTGCTGTATGCCTGTCGGGATCTCTCCCGGCGACAAGCCCGACACTGGCCCATCCGCCCATCTGATGCACGCCGGTCTGGGGAGAACTGGTCGAGGGGCTTGTCATCTTTGCAGCAGGTACATTGCTTCATGCCCACAGGATACACCCGTCGCTGTGCGACGGGTGTATTTCTGCGACGGGCCTACTGGTTGTCCCTGAAGGACCGGATCTCGCAGGCATCCGTCGTACAGAACTTGTCTTCCACCTCCTGCTTGGAGGACGTGAGATCCATCGGGGTGACCCGGGCGACCATCGCGTTGTACTCGTCCTCGCTGATCTCGATGTACGGAGCCTGGACGTACCCGCTGTCCTCCCGCAGAGGGAGGAACGAGATGCTCTTGAGCCGGTCCTCGAAGACCTCCAGCACGGTCGAGATCTCGGCAGCTTCATCAGCCTTGAACGTCACGGTGACGCTGACCTGGTTGTCGGCCCAGTACCGCTGCACGTCAGACGCGAGGGCGACCTGCTCCCAGATGCTCACGTCCCGCTTGCCCTTGTGGCAGTTCTCGGTCTTCACCGGGAAGCTGATGACCCAGGTGGCGTCGGCATAGGCGTCCTTCTCGACCTTGTACCCCGCATTGAGAGCCGCCTGCCGGAGCGGGCTGTGCTCGTTCACCCGGATGTTTCGGATGTAGAAGGGGCTGTGGGGTGGGTGGATGCCGGGGGTCGCTCCGCAGAGCAGGCTGACCGTGCCGGACGGCTTCACGCTCGTCGTCTTGATCGAGCGAGGGATGCCCAGCCAGTCGGAGTAGATGGTGTCGAGTTCCTGGATGTACCCGTAGCCCTGGTCGGACCAGTTCAGGAACTCCCGGCGGCCCAGACGGTCGATGGCCTGTCGGATGCCCGACATCGAGCAGCCGATCCGCCGGTTGCGGTTCATCACCGCGTTCGCACGCGGGTCGTGCGTCGGCATCAGGGTGACGGTCTTGGCGTAGAGGTAGGCGAACTTCAACGTCCGCTGGAAGTCCTCATAGCTGTCGTGGTGGGCCGGGTACGTCTCGACCAGGCAGCACAGCTCGAACGACTCCAGGGTCTGCTCGGCACAGGGGTTCGCACCCTGAGCGCGGCGGTCCTTGTTGTTCGCCGGATCGACCATCCGACCGAACTTCCGCATGTTGTCGAGCCACAGGATGCCGGGCTCGCCGTTCTGAGCGATGGACCCACCGACCTCGGTGTAGTCCATCCCCACGGTGCCGAAGATGCTGTTGTTGGAGGCCCAACGGTGACTACGCAGCGGGTGAAGGTCGATCTCCTCCTGGAGGGCCTCGATCTCCGTCTCCAGCGTCGCCCTGACCATGACCGACGTGGTTGCGTCGAGGTTGGTCTTCAGGACGCCCATCCGCTTGTCGAGCGGGATGAGGGTCGTGGGGTCCTTGAGGGACCGAAACTCGTCGTCATCGGCCTGACCGATCATCAGCTCCGCTGACCGCCGGACACCACCGGCCACCACACAGGCACCGACCATGTTGAAGATGTCGGTGATGCGACCGGAGGTGATGCGGTACGGCTGCCCCTCGCCCGCCATGAACATCTGGAGCTGCGCGATCTTGCCGGGCTCCTCAGGGTCGAACGACTCCTCGAAGTACACCTCGACGCCCGGCGGCATCAGCATCCGGGCGATGTTCTTCACGAGCTTCGCCAGCGGCCCGGGGCCGGAGGCCGTACCACCGAAGCCCCGGATGCGCTGGCCCTTGGACCGGACGCCGGAGAAGTCGATGATCGAGGGGAACCCGCCCTTGCCCACGAACGAGTTCAGAACCGTCCGGGCCAGATCCACCCACCCCTCGCGGTGGTCGGGGACGGTGAACACGCCAGGGCTCATCTTGGGCATCTGGAGCTTCACCTTGCCCACACCACGGGTGTCCCCGCCGACGCCGACGCCGAGCATCGACATGTCCATGAGGAACGTGAACGGCCCGGCGAAGTCCTCGTCGATGTGGTCGCTGGATACGAAGGCGCAGTTGGACGTGAGCACGAACCCGTCAATGACAAACTGCTCGTAGTCCGGCACCACAGCGCACAGCACTCGCTGTTCTCCAGCATCCTCGATTTGCAGCACCTTGGCGTACTTGCGCTTCGGTTCCTGGCCCCGATTGCCCCATCTCCCCCGATGGTCATCTCGCAGGAAGAAACCTTCCCAGAGGTCATGCGTGTGGGGCGTCATCGTCCACAGCTCCCGCTCGTCCGAGTAGTTGGACGAGGTGGAAATCAACCGCACGTCCCCCACGCGCACCCCGACCGACTGGAACAGGCGGCGTACATCCTCCAGCTCAGATCGCCGTGCAGATGAAAGGGAGCACGACCCGTTCTCTGCCACGCAGCCGTCCGCTGCGAAGTAGCCCGCCAGGAAACCGTAGATGTACGAGATGTCATCCAGCGACGAGGGGATCAGGGACCACGCACGAGGGCAGTTGCGAACCACCCACTCATCATCCCGACGATGGTCCACCTGCACAGCCATCGACCCGAACAGATCCCGAAGCACAGGCACAGAGGCATCGAACTGGTGCAGCTCGCCGTTGGAACGGGTGCCGTCCCCGAAGAACATCCCGTGCTGGGCACCAAACCGGCTCACGGGGGCCACCTTGGCGGGCAGTACCACCGGGAACTGGTCACCTTCGTTGAGATCCAGAGTGGTGACCCGCTCCCATTCCTTCTTGACAGATCCCCGGCGGAACCAGCGGTGGTTCTCGCTCACCACGATCTCTGTCCCGAACCCCGAGTTGTCGCGTAGCACGAGACGCTTGCATGGCTGAACCTCGATGTGTGAGACAGAGGCGTTCGTCCAGATGGACTTGCTCACCGTCGAGGTGTGGTCCCGCCCGTAGAGCTTGATGGACGACAGCAGGGTCACGTCCTTCTGCCCAGCCAAGGAACCGAGGGGCACCCACCCATGTTCACGAGTCAGAACGGGTGTGTCCTCATGGAGCGGGTTGTTCAAGCACGCCCCGCCCTTCTTGAACATGAAGGGCGCACCCATCTGGGCCAGTCCACGTCCCGGCGGGGTGAACTTGAAGTCCCACATCCGCTGGTACATCTCCTGCGCGGAGCCCTGAGCCTTCGGCTCGTTCCACGGCAGGGACAGACGGCGGCAGTGCATCTTCTGGACGTTGTAGGCGCCCTCGACGACCCGCTGGCAGGTCTGCCAGAACTCCTCGGTGGGGTGCCCGCAGGTGTGGGGATCGTTGCAGTCACAGGTCGGACGCGCGTAGGTCCGCTTGAACGTGAAGTACCCGACCGGCCCCCAAGCTGGCTGCTGCCCCTCGAATCCAGCAAGGAACGACGAAGCCAGACTGAACTGGCGAACCTTGCGGCTGGACGTGGTGGGGGTAAACAGTTCGGTCATCATGGTGCTGGATTCCGCTCGTAAGGGGCCGGGGCCAGTGACCCCCGCAAGATGGCGGGGGCAGAATGACCGCCCCCTCTAGGTCACAGGTATCAACTAACTAACGACCCCCACCACCCCCCGAGAATCGGGGGATCGCCCATCAGCAGGCCGCCAGCAAACGAGCCGTCAACACCGTCCATGGACTCACTGCACCGTTGAGCACGGCACGTTCCGATGCCGCGAGATCGGCTGCCAGTCGAACCGTACCCGCCTTGCCCCAGAGCCGGGCCGGAGGCAGCACCTTGTTCTCGAAAAACCACGGGTTGATCCCCAGCTCCGTTGCCGCTGCACGAGGGGGCAGGTTGTCGAGATGAGCTGCCTGAATCCACCGGGTCACGCTGGAACCCAGGAGTCGGCAGATCCGCATCGTCGGGTCGGTCTTGCTCGTCCTGCGGATCGATGCCAACGCCTTCGACAGCCGCTTCTGATTCCGGGTCGCCAGGGCGTCCACGATGGGGGCAACTGCGGCCTCTGCGATGGGGGCAATGGCTCCCTTGATCTGCTCTGGCTCGATGGCTGTGACCCCTGCGGCCTGGGCCAGCAAGACCATCTTCTCGACCTCGAAGGCCAGCATCCCCAGGTCGGACCCCACCCGAGCGATCACCGCATGAGCCAGAGCTGGCCGGATGGTCATGCCGTAGCCCTCGACCTCTGAGTGGATGAAGGTGGCTCCCACCTTGGGGCCATCCCACTCCGATGCCTTCGGGAAGCCCTTGTGGACGTTGCCCAGCTTCTTCACGAACTTGCCGAACTTCGTCCGACCGTCCGGCTCCCCCTCGATGTGCAGGAGGAGGGTCACCTCGTAGTCCGTGGCCTCGTGGTGCTTCGTCAGCAGGTCCAGGTCCATCTTCTGCGGCGTGTGGACCACCCCTAGAACATGCCCCACCACGAACATCCCGCCGTCCAGCACGTCACGGACAGCCATCGAGTCGGACCCGTCCACGTCCTCGACGCCCCACCCGGCAGCGAGCTGCGTCGCCCTGATGTGGTTGATGAACCGACGCCGGAGCAGCACCTCGCTGCCGCTGACGACCAGCAAGGAGGGGAACTTGTCAGGCTTCTTCTTCGCCACTAGACCTCTTCCAGGAAGACCTTGAACCCCGCACTACCCGTGGGCTCCTTCGTCCCCGTGATCCTTACCCGAACGGGTAGCCGACCGAGCCTATTCGTGAGCTGCTTCACCACCTCCTGCACCCGGTTCCTCGCCGCGATCATGGTCGCCTTGTCCAAGGGCATCCCGAGCAGCTCGCCCAGCACTTCATGGACCTTCTGGTCCACCAGCTCCGTCTTCCACTTCCGGTCGAGAGCGATCATCTTCGGGGCCATGCCCGGAGGCGTGTCCTTCGGGATGGACGGCAGCACCGACAGAGCATGTTCCAGCAGACGGTTGACATCCGTGGGAGGGATCTTCGCCTCGGCAGCATCAGCTCGCCGATGGAGCCGGTCCACCAGGTCCAGCCGGTCCTTGTCCATCAGGTGAACGGCCCAGTCCGACCGGGAGTAGCCCGGTGGGACTCGCTCCATCTGAGCGAGCGTCCAGGCGGTCTTCGCGTGCAGCTTGACCTGTTCCTCGATGTTCGGGATGGGGTTCTCGATCTGGTCCTTCAAGGCCTTGATGGACTTGCGGAGATCGAAGTTCACCTCGGTCATCAGCTCAGACACCCGTGGGCGAACCAGCCCACGGAGCAGCCGAATAGGAACAAGGCCAGCATGAACCACAGCAGGCCCTTGAAGCAGCCGTCCTCTTGGGGCTGGCTGGCCATCAGGGCGTCCCAGGCAGGAACGCCGAGATGACCTCCATCTGAGTCGGGTTCCGCCAGCGAGCAACCGCCCGGACCCGCTCCCACAGTGGGAGCACCTTCGGGTTGTCCAGCAGCACGGTCATGGCATCAGCCACCTCACCGAGCAGCTCCGGCAACTTGCCCTTCATCTTCTGGACCAGCCCCGGAACCAGGAACCCCTGCTCGTTGAGAGCCGCGTTCAGCAGCTCGCGGGCCGTCTTCTCCAGTTCATCATCAACGGGCTCGTTTCCAGTCGCGGGACACCAGACGGGCAGACAGCGAGAGCGGATGGTGCCCTTGACCCCGCCGATGTCGGTGGCCCACAGGATCGCCTGGACGTACTTGTTCGGCTGCTCGATGGACTTGAGCAAGGCGTCCGCCGACTTCAACCCCTTCGTCATGTCCATCGGCCCGGCGATGACGACACCCAGGTCGATGCCGAGGGGAGCTGACTGGAGCAGGGACACCATCTCGCGGGCGTCATCCACCTTCAGCCCGTCATCCCCGAACGGAGCGTGCAGGAGCCGACCGCGACGACCAGCTTCATCAACGGCGAACTGACGGGCACCGGGGCCGTGACAGAGGAGGCAGGAGTCCATGTCTGGGTCTACCCGACTGGGGAGCTACACCGTGACGGTGAACGACCCGTTGCATGTCTGACAGCGGTAGCGGCGAGTCGTCCCGCCACCCTGAAGGAGGGTCTTCTTGAAGATGAGCGTGCAGATCGCCTGGTTGCCTTCGCAGTGCTCGGCAGCCCGGCACTTGATCCACACGGGTTCTTGATTCGCCGGAACGATGGGCTTCTGCTGACTCATAGGGACCTCACTCGTCGAACCGCTGGTATGGGCTCCCGTCACCAGTACCCGGCGGGACGATGGGCTCTCCCGGAGCGACAGGAGGGAGCACCACCTGATCCTGGTTCACCTGGTACGGCGTCGTGAGATCAGGAGCCGTGGGCATCGGCACGACAGCAGACACCGGAGGGCTCTCAGCCATCGCAGCTTCCCAGACAGCCTGAGCCTGTTCAGCCGCCGCGAGAGTCTGAGCTTCAGCTACCAGCTCCGCTTCGGTCTTGTAGACCAGGGGACCATCAGCAGTCACCTCGTACTCCGTGGTCGTGGCAGAGGGGGGCATGTAGCCCTCGTCGATGAGGCCCCTGAGCAAGGCCTGTTCGATCTTGACCAGCAGCCCTTCAAGGTCGCCCGGCAGCATCTCCTTGTTGATCTGCTGCCGCAGGGTCTCGTTCGTGCCCCCCAGCACCTTCACCAGGACTGAGCCATCTTCAAACAGGGGGACGACCACCTTCTGCCACCGGCCCCAGAGCACGAAGAACGGGAACAGGTGGGTGTGGCTGGCATCCAGCACCGTGAGCGGCGGGATCAGGGTGACGTGGACTGCGTAGCTGGGGTGACTCGGGGTGGTCGTCGGGAAGTCCACATCAGCTCGACCCAGGTTCAAGTAGAGGACGCCGACAGCCAGTTGTCTCAAGTCGGTCTGGAACGGGTTGCTCATCAGCAGCCTCCTACCTCCCCCCGTGCATAGCCCCATCACCAGCAGCCAGAGAATCTGCCCGTTTTTTCTCAGTGCTGTTCTAAGTGATTTTTTTCCACTCAGACCCCCACTGAAAGAATCTGAGTTTCTCGTCCCACCGATTCTCTGATTCTCGCAACACAGCCCTAAACGTCGAAAAACCCGTCGAGAATGTTTCTCGCGGGATTCGGTGGGGGTCTAGGCGATTCTTTTTCGATCAGGAACCATTCTCAGGCTCTACCGACCAACCCTAGTGGTTTTCTGTTCTGTGTTTCTCTGCGTCTGGAGAATCAGGAGAATCTGGTTTTTCGTGGTGATTTCTAGGTTCAGGCGTATTTCGGGCATGGTGACTATCCTGACTACTTCATCTTGTATCAGCCTGACGGCTGCTACTGCGATTCGGTGTCGGGTCACTACATGGTGAACCATCATTATTGATAATCAGGTCGTCCTACGGACTCCCTTCCTTCTCTACTAAGGCCCAGAGAAGTGGGGAGAGGGTCGTAGGCGATAGGGGCTACAAGTTCCAGCGGGTGACCCCCACCGTGCTGACAGCACCCCTTCGGCCCTCCTGCTGTCAGGAGGTTCGCCAAGCGGATTTCCATCATCGAGGTCCAGGGGTCTGGATGCAGATGACGGGATCGGTGATGCAAAGAGCGTCTGGATTCAACGTGGCAGCTTCCACGTAGCTCAACGGCATCTGCTCGGGTCACCCCGATGCTCGACCAGCTACCTCTCACGGACCTGCAAGCGGTAGCACCTGAGTCAATGTCCCCCGGAGGGGACGGCAGATCAGGCTGACGAGCACAACCTCCCCTGACGAGGAGTCGTTGAATCCACCGGGCAGTAGAAAGGGGCCGACCCCTGCTGTCAAGCGGAAGTCGCGGCTCGCTTGATCAGGTGCAGGTGGGCACTCCGCATCATCGCCCGCTCACCGATGTCCCGGAGCTGGCCGAGGAACTGCTTGTCCCGCTGGATGCTCTCGATGGCCGGGGTCATCTTCTCCCTGATGACCTTGGAGAGCGTGCCGGGGGCCATGCCGTACTGCGCGGCCATGTCCTGCTTCTTGACCTTCTTGCCGGTGAGCTGCGCGATGAACAGCTCAGTGGCCATGTCCGCCCACTTGCCCTCGCCACGGAGGGACTTCTCGAACGACTTCTGGATGAGCTGGCGGACGCCGCTGCGGGGATCGACCAGGAGGTCCTGGAGCACCTGATAGAAGTCGCCCTTGTCCCGGCTCATTGAGTCGAAGACGCTGTGGCCCTCGGCATCCTCGGTGGGAGCCCGGTTGCGGTCGCCACCCTTGAACTCGTCGCCGACGTTCTGGACGAAGAACTTGGCCGCGATGCCAGCGACCCCCTGCGGGGTCTCCTTGCCACGGGGGATGTTCGCTGCCACGCCCTTGTTGAAGGCCCCGAACTGGAAGAAGTACGGACCCTTGGCCAGCGCACCCATGCCGTCCTTGGTCAGCCCCATCAGCCCGTTCTGGATGATGTCGTCGGGGGAGAAGTGGACCTCGCGCTTCCGCGACCACTTGTTGAACTCCTGCCGCACCATCCCCAGCACCTTGCTGATCATCCCGGTGTTCCCCGTCGAGAACCACGACGGGTCGATGTCCGTGCCCTTGAAGTGGTCCTGTGCAGCAGCCAGACCACGCCGACCCTGCTTCCACCACTTCCCGGCGTGCTTGCCGGGAGCCGCACCGGAGGCTCCTTCGAGCACCTGGAGCCGGGCGAGGATGTCGTAGTCGGCCGAGTCCACGTTCCCGAAGACGTAGCGCGACGCCAGACGACACAGCAACCGGGCCTGTACGGAGAGCGCCGGGTCCACGGAGGCACAGCGGAGGTCGAACGCGACCGGCAGCCTCTCGTGAAGAGCGGCGGTGCGAAGTCGGGCTGCGGTCATTTTGCGGGTCATGGTGTTCCTCACGCAGGTCCCCGAAGGATGCCAGCTTCTCTGCTTGCCACCGCCTATAGAGGGATAACCGCCGGAGGAGTAGGCCCAGCGAGCCATCAAAAAAGAGGGGGCTCAGCCCGAAAAAACGGGCCTGGGAGGCTTGACCAGGGGGGTCGCCGTGGTAGCTTCATTGAGCGTGCGTCCTCGTCCTCAGTGACTCAAACAGTCGTGCGCCAGACGGAACCGTAACGACCCGAAGACGGGATCGTTCAGGAGGCACCTTGAGCACGAATCTTGGCGGAACCACGCCACACGTCCCCCCTCCGCGACCCGGCCAGCTTCGAGAGCCTCTGCTGAAGGCACTCTGCAAGGCCACCAACTACACCGCCAACGTCTTCGTTCCGCACTCCACGGTGCTCGATGACGTGATCCGCGAGGCGGGCTACGACCCGTCGAACCTGCCGGTCGGCTGGAGCCGGGAGACCCGCTGCTCTGACGGCAGCGGGGCAGGGCTCGACCGGAACATCTCGCTCGCCTTCCGCTACGCCTACCGGGACAAGAAGCCCGCCCTGACCGTGAAGGGGCCGAAGGCAGGCCAGTGGGGACTGACCGACCACGGTGTCTCTCTCATCAAGGGGCTGCTGCCGCGACCCCTCCCCCGCCCCAAGACCTTCCACGACCCGCTGCTGAAGGTGCTCGGCACCCTCTCGGACCACACCGCCAAGGTCGCCATCGCCCACGACGACGTGATTCGCGGGGTGATGGTCGAGATCGGGGTCGATCCCGACAACCTGCCGATGGGCTGGCGGGACCGGGGATCGAACCGGCAGATCCAGGCATTCGACCGTGTGCGATGGGCCGTCAAGTCCATGCGCGGCGGCAAGGTCCCCACCATCTCGCAGCCCACCCGTGGCATGTGGGCTCTGACCCCAGCGGGCGAGCTGCTCGCCCGTGACCTCAACAACGTCGTCACGTTGACCGTGCTGGCCCCTGTCCGCCCGACAGAGCCGCCCAAGGCCAAGAGGCCGACCACCGGCCCCAACGAGACTGCCGTGTGGCTGGGAGAGCACCTGCGGCCCGCTCCGGGGCACAAGGAGAGTGACCTTCACCGGATGGCACGGGCGGCCTTGTGCCGTCGTCTGCCGGTGTCCGCGAACGCGGGGATGATCGAGGACCACATCCAGAACTACTGGATGAAGGCCATCCGTCTGAACTCGCTGCGGAAGCTGTTGCAGGACGGCGGCAAGGTGCCGTACAGCAAGGTGGTCGCCTACGCCGTGAACTCCGGTCGGACCGACGCCCGTGACATGGGCACCGAGCCGGTGTGCCGGGAGCTGTACGGAGCCCGCACAGAGAAGGAGCGGCGGGAGCGCAAGGATCTGCCGACCCCGCAGTTCGGTGACAAGCCCATGGGGGCGTGGGACACGGACGGGAACATGAAGTCCCCGGACGATGCTGATGGGGCCATTGACGACACGGGGCTGGACTTCGACCTCATCTGGTCTCAGGTCGAGAACGTCGTCCAGGACGAGAAGCCGCAGGCGTGGAAGCGGTACTCCCACATCCTCGCCATGCGGGCACAGGGCCTCACCACCCGCGAGATCGCAGCCGTCGAGAACGTCAGCCGCAACCGGGCTGCGTCGATGCTGGCCGAAGCTCGTCGTTGTGTTCGGAAGGGCGCGACCGAGGGCCACCTCAACGGCTTCATCGAAGCGCGGGACTAGTCCTCGAACGCTGCGGACAACAGGAACGAGTCCATGTCGTCCACGGGCGGGGCCTCGTAGCCGACCTCCAACAGGTCAGCCTCTTCCTCGCTCATCGTCGGTCCCTTGCGGGCGATGGGGTCGGTCAAGGCCATGGTCACGAGGTCGAAACCACCACCGCTGGGGACCTTGGTGCCGGTGGCCCGGAGCTGGCGGACGAAGAGCAGCATCAGCTTCTCCACGCTGGCCATCGTCATCGTGCCCTCGGCCACCAGCTCACGGGCGAAGCCCTGCGTGTTGGCGTTGACGACCTGGCTGAACAGCCGCTTGCCGGACAGGTTGCGGACGTAGACGGCCCAGTCGTCGAGGGTCTGCGGTCGGTTGCTCATCAGACGCGCTCCAGCATGGGTGACAGCATGAGGTCCACCACCTTCTCATCGAGCCGCCAGAGCGAGGCGTCCCGTTTCTTGACGCCCTCCCACTCGGCACCTAGCTCGATGCCCTGTGCGTCCTTGATGATGCTGTCGAAGCTCGCCCCGTCCATCTCCTGAAACGACTTGCGGATCTGGTCG